CGGTCTGCGGGCGGCGCGGTGCCCAACCCGGCTCACCCAAGCCGCGCGCTCCGGGAAAGAGCCTAAGCCCGATCCACAACCGGCGGCAATGGTCTCAACTGCTGGCGCCCTGCGATCTGCGCAACCCTTACCTGCCCGGTCTCTTGCCGTTCTGCTGGAAGAACATTTTGCTAGACCGTCAGGCTGTTTAGTGGCTTTATATCGTCATACAGACGGTCTTTCGCAGAGACCACAGGAGACAAAGCCAATGACCAGAAGCTTCAGCAGGGCGCAAATCCAGACTTCCCAGTTACGGGAACAGCAGGCGGAACGCGCCGCGCGCATCCGCGAGAAAGCCGCCCTCGTCGGTTTCTTCGGCACGGCGGCCCATCACAAACTCGGGACGGTCCGCGTCTACATTCCCACCAAGGAAGAGGCGGCAGAATCCGCCGGGGAGACGAACTGATGCCCAACCATACCGCGCGGGTCACCATCATGCTGGCCCTTCTTATCATCCAAGCCATCTGGGGGATTTAGAGTCATGACCTTCGGCAGGATCACACTCGCCGTCATCGGTCTAGCTGCTTATCTCATCATTTTTTACGGGGTGCGACTGTGAACACCAGCGACGAACAACAGCTGCGCCGCATCCTGGGCCTTAACGGGCTGGAAGAAACGCTCGCCGCACTCAAGCGGCAGGCCAACTGGCATCGGGCGGTTTCAGCCAATCTCGGGCACGCCGAAAGCGTCAAGCAGTGGGAACGGGCGATCACAAAACTCGACACGCTGGAGAAACAGCCATGAGCACGCAACCTGAAAACGGACTGATGCTGCTGACCGCCTTTGCACAGCTGCAGCGCGAGCTACGCCACGAACAGCGGCACAGCGAGGCGCACCTGGTCCAAACGGTGCAACTCAAGCTCCAGGACGAAATGGCCGAGCGCGTTCTCTGGATCATGCTCGACATCATGGCCGGGCGCCGCGATGCGGAAGGCCAGCACGCGGCCAAGCTTGAGGCGCCAGCGCCGAAAGGGCCCGGCACACTGGCCGGCCGGATTCACGCGGCTATCAGATATCAACCGGAGGCAACGGTATGAACTACGACATGGGCACGCCAGAAGGGCGGCTTGCGGCCGCCGAGTCCCTCACCCCCGAGGAATACAATCGGGCGATGGACGCTTACCGGCGGCGCGCGGTGGTCTGCACCGTCAACGGCCACGACATCCGGACAGCCGGCTCCCGCTTTGGTCTGCTTTACGCGGTCGGAGACACCGGGCGGGCTTTCATGACGATGGAAGCCGCGCGCGCCTGCGCCAACTCGACGCCGAAACCGGAGAAAAAAGCGTCATGACATTGCCAGAGCGGAAGCGCCGTGATCCACGGTTTGAGGATCTGGAGCTGCATATCGGCCAGGACTATGCTGTGGCAATGCTGCCGCGGGAAACCACCGAAACCGCCACGGTCAATTTCGGCCGCTGCCAGGATGGCGGCGCCCAGCGCGCGGTGCGGCGTTTCGTGCGGCGCTACAATACCCAGCCCGATCTTGTCTCTGCCGGTAATCTGGCGCTCGATCAGCTCCAGCATGTGGCGCTTTCGATCAAGAAAGACCAGGACCCAGACCTCCACGCAGCTATCAGGGCGCTCAAGCTTGCGCTCAGAAAGGCAAAGGGATCATGACCAGGACGCCAGAGGCGCAAGCCGCCTATGAGGCATGGGTCACGGCCGATCAGGATTGGATGGCTGAGCTCGAAAAGGCTTTCGGCACCGATGCCTGTAACCGGCGCTTTCAGGCGGATCAGTCAGAGCATCCGCAAGCTTGCCGGGATGCAGCGGCGAACTGGTCGCGCCTCGGGACAATAGCCCGCAAGCTTTTGGGCTGGGACAAACCGCCTGAAGTTGAAATGTACTGATGGCCTTCATAATCGAGACCCCGCAGACGCATCCAGGCATCAAGCAGTATGTCTGCCGAAAGGAAGCGTCTGGCCGGCGGCCGCAGTACGAAATGCGCGGCGTGCGCGCTGAGGCGGTAGAATTCGACAGCGAAGCCGCAGCCGACATCGCCATCATGCAGTTTTCCAGCCTGTACAGTCTTGAGAAGGTGAAGGTCTGAGATGCCAAAATCGTATTACAAAGGCGTCAACGCGCTGGCCATTGCGAGCGTGCATCCAGTTAAGGATATTATCCAGGAAATTCTCACACCGCGCGTTGGAAACGAGGGGGTCGCGCAGGGAATGGCGCTCGCTATCACCGAGGCGCTTGTCGCTGGCGAATGGCTTGCGACGGCCAAGTGCGACGGGGATCATCCGGGATGAGCCAAAACATCGCCCACGCGCCAATAGCGGAGATTGTGCTTAAGAAGCAAAGCCTTCCGGCTAAGGCACGGGATACATTTTCGGCAGAGCGCGCCAGGGTCGAAGAAGCTGCAGCAACCCAGCTATACCGCTATGAATATATGGCAGCACTTGAGATCATTGGTGTTGATGGGCCGCGGTGGGAAAATCTTTCCATTCTCCAGCGCGCGATGCTCCAGGCAGTTATTACTGTAGCGGATAGATATAGCATTTCACTTCGTATCGCATTGCGATCGAGAAATTGAAGGAGGGAAATATGTCTGCGATTGACGACATTGCTGCCGAGCGCATCCGCCAGATCGAAAAGGAGAAGTGGACTGCAGCACACGATGATAACCACGGCACAGGCGAGATCGCTTTGGCCGCCGCCACCTACGCCTATGCGGCGACACTCCACCGCACCGAAGTGGATTTCCACAAAAAGAGGCTGGACCAAGGTATCGAACGCGGCACCGTGAGCATCATCGCTTACCTCTGGCCGTGGGGCGCCGCCTGGTTCAAGCCGGGCAGCAAACGCCGGATGCTGGTCAAGGCCGGCGCGCTGATCGTGGCAGAAATTGACAGGATGGATCGAGAGAAGGCGGCAGGCGACGCGGAGACCCTTCGTATCGCCAAAGCGTCTTAGCAAGGGAGGGAATTTTCCAGATGGCAAATCCTAACGATGACGACGAATTGGTGCGCACCGCGATTGAGGGCATGGCGCCGGTATTCACATGCGGATATTGCCGGGCTGAGTTCGTCAGCGAGCGAAAGCTAACCGCGCACGATGACGCGATCCACGGTCGCCGCTCCAGGCTGGAGAGCGAGCGCAATCATCTCAACAATTCTTTCGGTCATGGGGCGATTGCAGATGGTCGTATCCGTGACCGCATCGCGGAAATTGACGCCATGTTGGCGCAGTAAGGGAGGGCTTGGTGAAGACTGAACGAGAGAAGCAACTGGAGACAGCCCTGGCCGATGCAAAGGCTTGGGTGCTTGAGTGCTATGCGGCTTGGGCGCCACCCTTCGCTGCGCACAGCATCCTCACCACCCAACACTCGGAAGACATGATGGACCGGATGGGACGCATCAATCTCGCTTTGCAGTACCACCGCGAAGTCAAAGACCACAACTGAGGAGCGTTTGCCCATGAGCATGACAAGGGAAGAAAAGAAGCACTGGCAAGGTGTCGGTTATCACATCGCCATCGGTGTCATGACGGCCGCCTGGGTGGTGGTCGTGGCTAGCATGGTGCTCGCCTATCTCATTTCTGGTACCGGCTGGGTTCACCCGACAGACGATTGCGACCGTAGCACCTGGGATCGCTGCGGCATGAAAGTCCTGACGGACGCCAAGACCGGGCAGCAATATCTCGAAACCCCTGGCGGCGGGATCATTGCCCGCGCCACAAAATAAGCGAGCGGCTGATGTTATTTGAAATTCAGTGCGGTCAATTGAGAGAGCGCCGCGTCGAAGCGCACACCATTGGGCAAGCCTGGCGCTCTGCTGTTGAGGGACGCGGCGATATGCTCTCAGCACTGGCGAGATTTAGAACGCTCCTGCCGCATCGCGGAAAATGGCAATACATCACACCTCAAGCCCTCGAAAGAATGGAATAGACATGCCGAAGTTTCGCAAAAAACCGGTCGTGGTTGAAGCCATCCTGTGGGAGGGCGGCGATTACAAATGCCTTGAGACATTCTGCGGTCGAAACTGGAACCGTGCCGATGCCGTTGATGAGCGCGGGCCAAACGACAAGGAAAATGTCGTGGTGTTCAATCCTCTCGAAGATCAGTGGCTAAACGTCCCTGTCGGGCATTGGATTATTCGCGGCGTGAAGGGCGAATTATACCCGTGTGAGCCAGAAGTCTTTTCTGTCACTTACGAACCTGTCTGAAACGGAGCCTCCGATGAAGTTTTTACGCAGCAAGGATTGGTGGCTCACCCGGATACTGAAAGAGCCGGATGCACCTATCGGTGCCGGGGTGGATCGCACTAAGCAGCTTGAGAAGGCTCTGGCCGATCTGGTCATGCACGCGCGTAGGCTTGATCCGAAATAGGAGCGTTTGACCATGGCGAAAGAACTTACAAGGCCGGAAATAATTGCAGGGCTGGAATCTGCGCGCCGAGGCCTAATCGAGGCAGGCTACTTCGGTCCCAGCGATCACGGCCAAGGCGACGACGAGGTGCTGGCCATTGAAGCCGTGCTTCGCGCCTACAACGACGGCGAGAGCATCCACCTCCCCGGCTGCAGCGTCACAGGACAGGGGTGAGCGGTGTGGCGGCTTACTACAACGAATTTGACCCTTTCGCGGCCGCCTGGCTCCGCGAACTTATCAAAGAAGGTTTGATCGCAGATGGCGAAGTCGATGAACGAAGCATCAAAGATGTTGCCGGAGACGATCTCCGCGGCTTCGATCAGTGCCACTTCTTCGCAGGCATCGGTGGATGGTCCCTCGCCTTGCGCCTCGCAGGATGGGCCGACGACAGACCTGTTTGGACAGGTAGTTCCCCTTCCAGCCGTTCAGCCTCGCAGGGTCGCAAAAAGGGTTTGCCGACGACCGCCACCTCTGGCCCAGCCTGTTCGGACTTATCACCGAGCGACGCCCTTCAATCTTCTTTGGAGAGCAGGTTGCGTCAGCGGGTGCATGGCTCAGAATTGTGCGAAGTGATCTGGAAGCCGTGGGTTACGCCGTGGGGGCAATCCCTATGGAAGCCGCGAGCGCGGGTGCGGACCACCTGCGAGACAGATTCTGGATTGTGGCCAACAGCCAGAGCGAACGACAGCACGGGGGCGAAGGTGCCGCCGGGGCGCATGGGCGGTCTGGCCTTGAAGCAAGCGGCGTCGGCCGGGCCGACACCGACGACGCGCGATCACAAGGACGGATCACCCTGCCAGAACGTGCCAGTGAACGGGCTGCTCGGCAGGATGGTATGGCCCACGCCGACCAGTCTAGCGCCAGCGAAGAACGGCCACAACGAGGCGGGGAACAGTGCGGGGCTGGTGGCGATCCGCAAGCTGGCCCTTTACCCTACAGCGCGAGCGAACAAGTGGGGGCCTCCGGACAGCCACGGGAACGTGAGCGCATGGAGTGGGTCATCGGAGCAGACGGAAAAGCCCGGCGCGTTAAACCCGGAGTTCGTCTGCTGGCTCATGGGATACCCGGCCGCGTGGGTAAATTGCGCGGATTCGGCAATGCGATCGATCCGCGCCCAGCCGCGGCGTTCATCCAGGCGGCAGCCGAAGCCGTCAGTGCAACTTAGCTAGGAAGGCGAGCGTTTGGAATGACCATAAACAAGCACCACCAAGATCAGTCCATGCACGCAATCTGGCGCGGCATCCTGGCTGACAAAGACGTGCAGCCGCATGAGGTCATTTACGAGTTAGCCCGCCGCCATGCCGAAGCCGAGACTGAGAGATATCGCGTCGCGCTTGAGGACATCGCCAGCGGCCTTAGCGTCCTCAATCCGTACCACGTTGCCAACGAGGCGCTTGGCCGCGCCGTCACGGAATAGGGGAGGGATTGTTGCCGCACTATACCTATACCAATCGGATGGCGGGGCCCGTGATCGACACGGCGCACGGCTCGCTCTTGAGCAAGCAGCCGGGCCGCCCTTCCCGGTCCATGCAGGCGCGGTCATTTTTGAGTGTGACGCAGCGGACATTCTTGAGGCAGACACCCAGCTTTTTGACGCGACCGGCTGTGTCGCGACCAAAGAGCCTGCGGTGTGCTGCGCCATTTCGTAAGGGAGCCAAAAACATGAAGATGGAAAAGCATTTCGTGACGTTCTTTAGCCCCGGCACTTTTGTCCCGGAGCAAAATTGCCAGGAGGTCAAATCCTGGGACGTGGACGGGGCCGTGAAGCTGGCGGGCGAGATCGTCCAACGGTACGGCGCACGGCCCTACGCCTTCCGGTTTCACACGATTGGGCGCGGCGATAAGGACTTCGAGCCGAAAACCACCAAGACTGGCAACCTCTATTTCCTCGGCGGCAAGGTCAGGACGCTGGCTGAGGTCGAAAAGGACAACGACCCGAAAGAGGAAGTTCTTCGGTCCAACATGCGGGTCAACAAGATCAAGCGGGTCATCACGAACGACAATTCCTACCGCTTCACCGTAGAATTTGGCGACAAGGATGTGTTGCTGGATGTGACGCTCCCGCCGTTGAAGAAGTCGGCATAGGGGAGGGCTTGATCGTGGCTGAGAAAATCGACCACCGGGACGCCTGGAACGTCGCCTGCCACCGCCGCGAGGGCAGCAACTTCGCGCGATCATATATCGAGTTGCGGGTGGCTTTGCAGCGCCTCGAAGAGTGCTGCGACAGGTCCGCCGCCATCAGGCCCCAAGCGGCATATGACGCCATCGTGGCCGTGCCGGATGGCAGCGACACACTTCTCGCCCTGGACTTCGCGCGGAAGGCGGCCCGCGAAATTCTGTCCGCCGTCGATCAATAGGAATGGAGCGCTTGCCGATGACAAAAACAATCACACCTGGTCGCTTGGCTTTCCGTGTTGAGGGCGACATGTGGAATGCCTACTTCGCCCGCCTCGACACAATGGAAGGCGCGATCTTCATGGGATCAATCCCGCTGGGGTTCGTTTCAGAAAATGAGGACCGCAAGCAAGCCTTCATGGAACTGATGAAGGGCTGCTTCGATGATGCGGTCGAAGGAAAACTCGGCGTGCGCCCGACATGGAGCGATCCCGCGCCAGCACCAGAGCATGAACGCTCTGGTCACGCCTAAGGGAGCATCAAATGACGCCAGGAAAGTTCAACGGTCTGGACCAGAAAACGGGCGCGCTGATCTTCAAGGACGGCAGCCCGCGCCAGCCCGGCCAAGACCCTGAGACACGCGAATATTCTACCGGGCAGATGATGTTTGACGAAATGCACGGCGGCGATACCAACCAGCCGCTTTTCGATTAACAGGGGAGCAGTTTTTGAGCGGCATTGTACTTTCCCTCTTTGACCTGACCGATTGGATTTGCCCGCGCCGTATTCAACGTCAACCACAAACCCGCCATTGCGGCGGTCGCATAGATCGGAGCCAAAATGACCCGCCCAAGAACAGCCGTCCGCCGCACCGTCGAGAAGCGCAAGCGCGTGGTGACATTCATCACCGTGAAAAAGGAGGTGATGCAGTGCGAGCCGATTTATGTTCGATTCGGGCTGGCCGTCCGCGATGCCCGGCATGAACTGGATTGGAACCAGCAGGCCCTGGCCGACAAGATGGGCCTGTCACGCGGGTCAATCGCCAATATCGAAACTGGACGGCAGCGCGTCCTGCTTTCCGATCTTCTGGACTTCGCCAAGGTCTTGAAGCTGGACCCTAAGAAACTCTTTGTTGCCATTACGGCGACCAACTGAAAGCGAGCCCATCACCATGACAGAAGCACTCGACCTGACCCCGTATTGCAGCACCGATCCCCTTCGGCCTTTCCTCCACGCCCCGTTCACCCAGGGCGGCCACACTTTCGCAACCAACGGATACATTCTGGTGCGGGTAACGCTTCGACCGGATGTTCTGCCGCCGCCCGAGAACAAGCCGCGAGCCGATAAGCTGTTTGCCCGGGATTGGCGCGAGCCCACGATGCCGCTGCCTGCGTTCACCCTTCCCGAAGAACGCCTTCGGGAGTGCGAGAATTGCAAGGGCGAGAAACACAATTTCCATGCATGCGAATGCTGCGAATGTACTTGTGAGGCATGTGACGACGAAGGCCGGGTTTCTTCCCTGAACACGGTAAGCGTCGGCCTCTGCGGCGCATTCTTCGCTGCCAAGTATGCCAGGATGTTGCAGCCGCTTCCCGGCATCCGCGTTGCCCCGTCGAAAGACGCCATGTCGCCAATGCCTTTCGCGTTCGATGGCGGCGAAGGGCTCTTGATGCCGCTGCGGACGACCCTCGCAAACCATATCGACGTTCCGGCCATTACGCCGGCCACTCCCTGAGGGAGCGTTTGAACGTGCCGATCATCACGGGCGATTTCAGGACAGAGTTAGCGGCGCACGCGCCGTTCAACATGCTGCTTGCTGACCCGCCTTATGGCGACACGTCGCTGGCTTGGGACAAGCGCCTGGCCGGCTGGCCGTCCAACGCGATCGAGCTTCTGGCCCCTAACGGCTCAATGTGGGTTTTTGGGTCCATGCGCTTCTTTATCGACACCGGGGCCGAGTTCGCCGCTGCAGGCTGGCGGCTGGCCCAGGATGTGGTTTGGGAAAAGCACAATGGCAGCGGCCTCCATGGGGACCGCTTCAAGCGGGTCCATGAACTGGCTGTCCAATTCTACCGGGCAACCGACAAATGGCCCGATGTCTTCAACGAGGTCCAGAAGACCAATGACGCCACGGCCCGCACCGTGCGGCGCAAGACCAAACCCCAGCACCACCAGGGGAAGAGCGCGCCCAGCTACTATGAGAGTGAGGACGGCGGGCCGAAGATTATGCGGTCTGTCATTTTCATGCGGTCCTGTCATGGGCGGGCGATCCACCCAACTGAGAAGCCGGACGCGCTGCTTGAAATCCTGATCCGCACTAGCTGCCCCGTCGACGGCCTGGTGGGTGATCTGTTCGCCGGCAGTGGGGCCGGTGGCGAGGCCGCGATGCGCGCCGGGCGCCGGTATGTCGGAACTGAAATTGACCCAGCCATGGCGGGAAAGGCGCGGGATCGTCTCGCGTCACTTCTGCCAATGGCTGCAGCTTAGAAAATTGGAGGCTCAAAACCATGTTTATCGACAAGAATACAGCCGACAGCACGGCAGATATGTTGAGCGGAGAGCCGTGTCGTTGTCCAGAATGCGGCGAGCCGGTGCGGAGTTTTTTCGATCATGTCGACATCGACTGCACCGGTAACAATCCAGATCTTGTCGCCGCCGGCAAACTTAAGCCGCGGCTTCGTATCGTGCGGGAGGTAAAAATATGAGATTTCTATTTTACTGGCTTATGATCACGCTTGCGCTTTTCGTCTGCACAATCTTGTGGATCGCGGCGCAGATCATGCACTACATCATTCCGATAGTGCTTATCCTGATCGTCTGCGCATTCTGGCCCCAGCTTCGAGGCGAGCCGCCGCCGAAGTCTCACAATCAGGGATGACCCCCGTTTTGCCGGTCTGCTGAGGCCCTTGTCAGCCAGGGGCTGGGTTTGGCAGTCTTTCTCCCATCAAACCGGGTTTTCGCAGAACCCACGGGAGACAGAAAATGCATATTTCCGAAATCATCGCGCTTGCGGAAAAGCACGTCGAGAAGGCGCAAATGCTTTCTTCCGCAAAGCTGTGCCTTTCGGACGCGAAGGAATTAGTCGGGCGGGGAGAAGTCGAAAGCGCCAAGGTTCGCGCGCTTAAGTCTCTCGCCTATAGCATCGGAATTTTACATCCAGATTACCGCGCCGCTGCGGCGCGCTAGGGAGACAGACAATGAACGGACGCTATTTTAATTCCGGCCGCTTCGGTTACGCGATTGGCTACAGGAGCCGCACGGCCGCTGAGGACACTTTCGACAGCATGTGCGCCGAGGGGGAAATTTCCCCGTGCGAGGGCCGCGTCGAATCCTACCTTTCCCAGCGAGACGGAAAGACCGTCACGCGCTACGCCGTCACCATCGGGGGCTAAGACCATGACCAGCTACACCGCCACCTATTCGCCGGAAGACAACAAGCTGCGGCTTTACGCCAGTTCGCGGCTGGACGCGGAGACATATGCCCGCGTCAAGGCGGCCGGATTCCGGTGGGCGCCCAAGCAAGACCTTTTCGTCGCGCCCATGTGGACGCCAGGCCGTGAGGATCTGTTGATCGAGCTTGCGGGCGAGATCGATGATGAGGACAAGTCCCTGGTCGAACGCCAGGAAGAGCGGGCGGAGCGTTTCGAGGAATACAGCGAGAAGCGCGCGGCCGATGCAGAGCGGGCGCGCAAGACGGTCGATGCGATCGCGGACGGCATCCCCTTTGGCCAGCCCATCCTGGTCGGGCACCATAGCGAGAAGCACGCGCGCCGGGATGCGGAGAAAATCCGCAGCGGCATGCGCAAGGCCGTCGATATGTGGAAGACGTCGAAATACTGGGAATACCGGGCTGCCGGCGCCATTGCCCACGCGAAATACAAAGAGCGGCCGGACGTGCGGGCGCGCCGGATCAAAGGCATCGAGGCAGACCTACGCAAGCTTGAGAAAGGCCGGGCAGAAAACGCCGCGCGGCTGGCGCTGTGGCTCAAGGTCCAGGGCATCAACGACCCAGAGACAAAGCATAAAGCGGCGATGGCTGCCGCCAATCATCCCGGCTACCGTGACTTAGACACCCAATCTCCGTGTGACGCGTTTGCGCTCGGAGAATTGTCCAGATTAGGTCTGGCTGTCGCCGGACATAAATAGGGCCACTAACCGGGGGTATTGTTTGCCGTCCAGGTGGTGTGTGCGGATTTTCTAGCCATCGATACGCCCGAAAGCTTCATTGCCACAAATCCGGACGCCAGCATGATGGGGCGCTTCGACGTGGTGGTGATGAACCCGCCTTTCGATGGCTGCGCGGACATCAAGCACATCCAGCACGCGCGCAAGATGCTGAAGCCGGGCGGGCGCCTGGTTGCGATCTGCGCCAACGGACCGCGCCAGCGGGCGGCGCTTATGGACGAGGCAGAGCATTGGGAAGACCTGCCGGCAGGGACGTTTAAGGCGGCAGGGACGGGCGTAAACACGGCTTTGCTAGTCATCCGGGGATGAGATTACCGGGAGGGGATTCGTAGTCCCCTCCCGAACCTTTCCGGGGGCCTTCCAGGGGCACCGGACGGGGGCCGGGGCCAAGAGCCGGGGGAAGACATCGCCCGGCAACGGGCCCAGAAGCCGCGACCATACCCAGCCATGCGGGCCGGTCAATACCCCAATGTCTGTCCGTTGGGTCCAGCTGCTGGAGGCGCTGACCAGGAAGATAATGCTTCACCCCGACCGGCTGGGGCTGGCAGTCTTACGGGCATAGAAACCGGCCCAGGCCAGGTCGATACCGATGATGACCTGGAGGTTGATGACAAGCCGCTCTACAGCTACGGCGATGATGGAGTCTTGGTGAGCGCCTGGGTTCATATCCGTCACCCTGAGACCGACGAAGAGGAAGAGGCTGCAGCGTAATGACCGACCGCGAAAAGCTGCTGACCAAAATCCGCGCGCTGATGGCCAAGACCGAAGCCAACGGCTGCACGATGGCCGAGGCCATGCTGGCGCTCGAAAAGGTCCAGGAGCTGCGGGACGCGCACGGGATCACCGACCGGGAATTGAGCCAGGGCCGGGAAGGTACAGACGCCGGGCACATCCGGCACCGGGGCACGGACCCGCTGGGCGCGAAGGATTTCCTCGGGGCGGCCATCGCAGCTTTCTGCGAGGTCAAGATGTGGCGCCAGCCGGACGGGTTCTATATCGCCGGGCTGGGCCAGGACGTGCTGATGGCGGATTATCTGCTGGAAGTGCTGGCCGGCTTCGTCGGGCGCGAGCTCGAAACCTACATGACCGGGAACGGGGCGCGGGGAGACCGGCGCCGCCGGATGGAGCAGGGCTTCGTCATGGGCGCCTGCCGGACCCTCAGCGAGCGTCTAGGCTCCCTCGCCAGGGAACACCGGGAAGCCCAGGAACGTCAGGAGGCAGCCGGGCTAGGCCGGGCCGTCACAGTCCATAAGCAGGCCCTTACAGCCGCCTATCTCGCCTCCATAGGGTTCCAGGACGCGGCGAGACGGCGGGTTAAGACCAGGGTTCACGGAGACGCCCGGGCGGCCGGTCTACAGGCCGGGGAGCGCGCCAGCCTTAACCGTCCAATCCGAGGCCGGGAGGGGCCCGGCTAGGCCGGAATATGGCGCTTTACAAAGCCGCCTGTTCCCCTGACACTTTCCAGACAAACCGGGGTTTCGCAGGCCCCATAGGAGACAAAGCCATGAAAATCGCCGTCGCGGCCATCAGCCCGGACCCCGCCCAGCCCCGCAAGCTTTTCGACGTCGAAAAGCTTCAAGAGCTCGCCCGCAGCCTCAAGGAAAACGGCCAGCTTCAGGACATCACCGTGCGGCCGGACCCCGACAACGAAGGGCGGTTTTTCGTCTGCTACGGGGAGCGCCGCTGGCGCGCGCACCAGCTTCTGGTGGATCAAGGGGTTTTCGCCTTCAAGACCATCAGCGCCAAGGTTGTCGAAATCGCGGACAAGGATCTGCGCGTGCGGCAGATTGTCGAAAACGTCGCTCGCGCGGACATGACGGCACAGGAAGAGGCAACCTCTTTCGCGGCGCTTCTCGACAGCATGCCGGAAGAGGAAGCCGCGCGGCGCCTTGGGCTTTCCCTCGCCAAGTTCCGGGCGCGGGTTTCGCTCACGAAGCTGGAGCCGGGCATCTGGAAGTTACTCGGGGCCAAGCAAATCAAGGACACCGACGCCGCAGAATTGGCCAGGCTGCCGCGCCACGCGGACCAGCTTAAGCTTCTCAAGATGCTCAACGCCGGACAACTCGGGCGGTGGAACAGCCTCAAGGCGGCAGTGGATGCGATCCTCCAGCCGGAAGAGACACAAAGCCTTTTCGGCGCGGACGCACCGGCGGCCACGAACGAGGAAGTCCGGGCACTTTCTGTTATGGAGCAGCGCATCTCGCGCGTCGCCGGGTTGCTTTCTGGCGGGTTCAAGGATGGGGAGATCGTCATCGCCAACAAGGTCAGTCCGGACCGAGCGGCCCATCTTGCCGACCTTCTAGGGACCATCCGCGTCACCGCGCGCCAAATGGAAACCGCACTCAGGGCAAAGACAGCCCAGGCCAGACTAGCGGTCGAATGACAATCACGCGCGAGAAAATAGAGGAAATTCGCGCGCGCTATGCCGATCAAAGCTGGCCGAACTACGGATATTTCGTCCACGGCCAGGCAAGGATGGACATCCGAGACCTTTTAGAATTCATCGATCAGAAACAGACACCACAGGAGCTCAAGCCATGATTCCTCCGAGCCGCCACGGCCTACCGGCCATGGGCCTTATCTCGACAATGCAGAAAGCGGTGCGCCGAAATATGGAACGCCTCGCGATGGAGTGCGCGGTCGAACTCATCAACAGCAGCAAGGCGCAATGCTCGATGGTCGCTAACCGGCTCATCGTCATATCTCAAGAAGATATTGACGTCATGGCCCAGCCGCACATCGTCCCGTTCGTAGACTGCTGCGCGCGGCAGATGAAAGACATGTACGACGCGGAGAACCCCGGCAAGTCGAGGATGTTTGCCGGCAACGCCATCAGACTCATGGCCAGGGCGCCGAAAAGCCGGGAGGGTGATCACTTCCAGGCCGCCATCGGGCTCAAGAATCTTTTCGGGCTTTCCATCCCGGAAATTCCGGATTGGGCGAACGACGGTCATACGATGAAGGGTAAGCGTCTGGGGCGCGGCGTCGATTTCTTCCGTGCGGAATCCACCAAGCTCATCCCGCCCCAGGCGGGCGCCCCAGACGCTTACGAGGCGGAGGCTTACGCCATGTGGGAAGAGAAAGAGAAGCGCGCGAAGGCGGCGAAGGGGATGCTGGAAGAATGAGCATCGACCGCATCAAAGGCTCCGTGGCTTTCTTCTGCGACCTTCCAGGCTGTGAGGAAGGCATCGAGACGGGCGAGCGAGACTTCATCGAAGCCAAGGATCACGCCAAGGCGGAGGGATGGCAATTCCGCAAGCGTGACCCGGAGGGCTGGAAGCAGTTCTGCTGCGACGGTCATGCCGTCATGGACTATCGCGGGCAGAGCCTCGTCGCGAAAGACTAGGCTGCTTTCGCAATAACCTGATCGAAATACGCCACGGTCTTTTCAAGACCGGTCTGAAGCCCGACGCGCGGCTCCCATCCAAGCTCGCACCGCGCTTCGCCGATGTTCGGGCAGCGGCGCCGCGGATCGTCTTTTGGTGCCGCGATATGTTCCAGCTTTGATTTCGAGCCGGTTATTTCCCTGATCATGATGGCCAGGTCGAGCACGGAAATCTCTGTCGGATTGCCAAGGTTTACCGGTCCGACATAGCCGTGCGGCGTGGCCATCAGTATCAGGAGACCGTTCACGAGATCATCGATGTAGCAAAGCGAGCGCGTCTGCATGCCATGGCCGTGGATCAACAGCGGTTCGCCGCGCAAGGCGGCGCAGATGAAGTTCGGCACCATTCGGCCGTCATCGACGCGCATGTGTGGACCATAGGTGTTGAAGATGCGGGCCACCTTCACGTCCATGCCCTTGCAGGCAGCATCGAAACAGATTGCCTCCGCCGCTCGCTTTCCTTCGTCGTAGCAGGCGCGCGGTCCCATCGTGTTCACGTTCCCACAATAGCCCTCGCGCTGGGGATGCTCGGTCGGGTCGCCATAGACTTCGGAGGTTGACGCCTGAAGCAGCGGGATGCCGCGCATCTTCGCGAACTCGACAGCATTGAACATTCCCATGACATTGGTGCGCATGGTGTGAAAAGGGTCACGCTGGTAGACGACGGGCGACGCCGAGCAGGCCAGGTTAAAGATGCGATCGGCACCAATCATTGCGCTATATGGCCTGCAGACATTGTGATGCAGGAAATAGACCAATTCGCTCTGCCGCATGAGCTGGCGAACATTCTCTTCGCTGCCGCTGGTAAAGTCATCGATGATCGACACCGTGTCGCCCATCTGAAGAAGGCGCTGGCAGAGATTGCGACCGATAAAGCCGGCGCCGCCGGTGACCACAGTTCTCATTTTACGTTCCAATAATCGAACATGGTCATCATTGTGTCTTCCGCATGGCAAATATCATGCTCCAGCGTCGAAGGAATTACCGTCTTTGCTTGATACTCCAGCGCATTGGCCGCCACCTTCTGGGGCGGCACGGACCGAAGCGCAGCTTCGTCAAAAGTGTGCCCACTCACAGACAGAAACGTCACCAGATGGTCGACCAGCTTCTCTGTCCGCAGCACAGCAACTACAGGCGCTGGAAAATCCCAGACTGCTAACTTGGCGCAAATCATCTGGCTGTAGACGCCAGGCATGCGCTCCAGATAGTTCTCGACAAATTTCCGGAAATCGTTGGACCAGCAGCATGCCATCCAGTGCGCCGCGGCAGCGGGATTGGTGTGAACCTTGTCGGCAAAGCCGCTGGCCATTCCGTATGCCCACCGGCTTTTGATCCATGAAACGGGATGGCGGACGCAGCTGAAGACCTTTCGGCCATCGCAAATTTCCGGATGGGTAGCCAGGATCTCTGGGATGCCGTAATGGTCCTCAATCTCGAATGGTCCTGATTCCCAGGTTTTGATGCCGGCCGCAGCCATCATCGCGCGCACGCTGGAGCCGCCGGTCTTGGGCAGGTGGATGAACAGGGTTTTTTCAGATACGAGGGCCATTATTCATGCAGCCTTTTCTCGGAAACCACGCAGACTTTTCCAGAATAAACATCAGACCAGCCGATGCCATCTGACCTTGCATAAGTCATCAAACGATAATCGTTGCAAATGTCCTTCGGCGGCCGACCGCACCCCGCCAGAACCATGAAGATCGCAGCAATCGCATTCTTCATCGCTGCGCCGTCTTGTTGGTGCGGGATACGCGAAGGCTAACGCTTGCGACCTCGCGCGATTTCTTGCGGAAGCCGGGTTGCTTGAAGGACACAGCATTGCCCCATGCTTGGCGAATTTTTCGCGTCGCCTCTTCGAAGCCTTGCGGGGTGATCAAGCCAACGTTCCCACCGCGACCGCTGAAGACGGGCCCGCAGTCGAAAAAGAACCTGACATCAGCGTACACGGCACGGTCGAGCAAAAGGGTGCGAAGGGTCCAATCAAGATCAGCCCGCCCTGGTAAGGCAGTGCTCCACTTCCGATGGCGTGCCGCCCCCATAATACCGAATGCGCGAAATACCGGCTGCACAGGGACGATTGGCTTGAAGTCCGGTTTGATGATTGTGGTGTTGGGGGTTCCAGAGAAGCAGAAAGTGGTTCGACCCAGGTCTTCGCAGCAGGTCGCCGCGTTCTCCAGAATTGCCAGAATTTCCTCATGGTCGCTGATAAACCTCTGGGATCCTGTGGTGACGCGCACGCCGCGGAAATCGTCATCGATCATGACAAGGATGGGCGCTGAGATGTTGTCGACCATCCAGTTGCGGACCGTCGCGGCAATTTCCATCGGCGGGTGCAGGAGAAGATGTTTTTGGGGCACCTCGGCGGCATAGTCGGCTGCCTCGCGCTCATCCACGCAGATGATGGCGCTGGGCAGCAATTCCCGGATCAGCGGCATGTTCTGCACGCGCTTCCTGGATGGCACCACGATGGCCATTTTCTGCTTCAATGCTTTGCTCCGGATGGCGCGCTGAAAGCTTCCACCGCCGTGTTGATCACCACCACGATGGGCTGACCGGCATTTCCGATGACCTGGAAGCCGTTGCAGAAATTCAGGTTGATGCCTGCGTATTTGAGGAATTCCACCAGCCCGGGGTGCATGCCGGGCCCGAAGGTCATGACCTTCGCGTGCTCTTCCTTTTCCTTCTTTTCGCTGTCGGCGGTCATTTCAAAACCTTGATCAGGTCTTCCGCCTTGCAGGCGCGCGCGGTGCCCATGCGGCCGCGGCGCTTCATCGGTTTCAGCCCAAGCTTATCGCAGATCAGGTTCCAACTTTGGCTGTCGCTCGCCAGCACCACCAGATAGTCGTAATGCTCGTGCGGCTCCAAGGCCATGCCGGGCACTTCCATCTTGGCTTCCGGATCACCGCGGTCTTCCTCGTCCGCCATCTGGTCCGTCAGATCGGTGATGAGACGGCGCAGTTCGGCGTTATCGTCTAGGTCAACCGTCTTGAGCAGTTCGGCCAGGAGCTTTTCATCGGTCTCGGCCAAGCCGGCGATAGGATCGAAGGTGGCCAGAACCTGGGCCGCCTCCTGGTCGTTCAGATCGGTGATCAGAACCGGGACCATTTCGCTGCCGGCGATGTCCTGCCGCAGATGACCGTCAAGGATTTCGAGCGAGCCATCCGCCAGCTTGCGGGTGACGATGGCACCGACGATGCCGACTTTCTTCAGCATGGCGCCTAGCGCGCCGCGCTGGCTTTCCGGATGCAGACGCCAGTTCCTGGCGTTTTTCTTCAGGTCGCTTGCTTTGACGCGCTCGAAACCAATGATGCGATCGCGGAAGGCTGCAGCGGCATCCGATGCCGGTGCCTCAGTCGCCGCCTGACGTTCGGCGCGCTTGCTCACACAAGGCCGCCGTTCCAATCGATGTCGGAAGATAGAACCTCGCGCGGCGCGCGCACCCAGGATTCCGGAAGCTGCCCGGAGGCGATGGCAATGGCCTTGCCCTCTTCGCGGTCCACAAAGCGCTGGCCCGTGGTCCAGAAACCGGCGATGTCGCCAGGCTCTGGATCCTTGTAGCCGCGGATCATGGCGTGACTGCCTTCCTTGACGTGAAGGATTTGCTCGCCGCGCCGGATGGCGCAGCCCGCCAGGCGCTCGCGTTCCATCTTCAGCTGGTCCGCCATGGTGTTGCGCACCTTTGCCTGATTGACCTTCTCCGCCATCGGATTGTGAGGCAGCACGACGCGGATGGGGCGTGTAGTCTCGATGCGCCCGGCGGTCGGCATCTTTGCGACAGTGCGGTTGACCTTTCCAGTCACGACATTGAGCTGATTGAGTTCGCGATCCAACTCGCGCCAGATAAGGCCGCGCTCGCGCGCCTCGTTGCGCCGCGCGCCTCGATAATCGGATGCGGGTCTCATTTCTTTTTCTTCGCCTTTTTCGCTGCGGTCTTGCGCTTTTTGACCTTGGTCGCGGTCCGCGCGGCCGCCTTTTCCTTCTTGGCCTTGCCGGCGGCGCTGGGCTTCACCGGCTGATTTTCGATGTCCTTGATGCGCTCTTTGGCGGCCGTCTTTGGTTTCGGGCAGACCCGGGACCAGTGCGCACCATCACAAAGCTTACATTTGGGCGGGGTCATATCAGTCTTCCTTCTTCTCCATCGCCAGGCGCTCTTTCTCGTCCTTGAGCGCGGCTTCCGCCACGCGGCTGATCGGTACTTTGAGCGCCCTCGCAAGTTTCACGATGATCAGGAAACCGGCGTTGGAGATGTGCCGGTTCTCAATCTGGCAGATGTGCTGGTTGGACACGCCAGATTTTTTCTCGACATCGCGGATCGATAGCTTTCGTATCTCCCGAGCGGTTTTCAGAAATGTGCCAAATCGCATGCCCGCAAAGTATCGTTGGCAGCGGTTTCGTCAAGCGGGGATTTTTTCCTCTTTCGGCACCGGCACCATCCAGGCTGTTTTCGCCGCAGGGCCATCCCCGACCCAGCCGCGCTCAATCTTGCCCCGCTCTTCCAATCTGGTGGTGATGCCGATGACAGCGGCCCTGTTATCGAAAATCTCGGGGTCTTGCTTCAGCGCGCGGGTGATGTCGGCCGCCGTCATAAGCTCGCCCTGGCGGCGCTGGAGCACGATGTGAACCTGGCGCGGGCTAGGGTCGAAGCCATAGGTCGGTGGGATGGACGGCGCCGGGGGCGCCTTTGTCTTTGGCATCGCCTTCTTGCCTCCAACGGCAGCGCGGCCTTGTGCGAGCGCGGCGCGCGCGTCATCGCTCACAGCCACGGGTACGGCACCTCCCCGATGCGGGTGGGCCAGTTCAGCCTGCCGGCGATGCCGGTTTTCATCTTGGCGATGATGGCGCGTCTGTCCTTCAGGCGACAGTTTTTCGGGATTTCTGTCGTCTGGGAGACACGCGGTGGCGGATCTGCCGGTGCCCTGCTATGCAATCTCGCCTGCCGGCGCGCTTCCGCGAGGGCGCCAATCTGGCGGTTCAGGCTATCGGGCATCATGCTTGGTCTCCGATCTTGCTGCGAATTTCCAGGATGCGCGCAGGAAGGCGTTCCAGAAGCCGGGCCCGGGCCTGCATTCCCTCGTGGTGTTCCTTCACCGCCGCCAGAACTTCTGCGATCGACGGCGGGAAGGTGCAGGTTTTGATCAGGTCGCGCGTGGCACTTTCCAGCGCCACCTTTGACGGCCCGATGGCCATCACCTCTTCGGCCATGATCTCGGAATTCAAGCCCATCTCCGCGTCCTTGCGCATCGCGGAAAAGGCCCGCACCAGGCCATCCAGCGCGGTCACAATCTCGCGTGGCGTCGCCGGGGCGACTAGCACGGGCGCTATGCCGGCCGTAACTCCATCGCGCATGGCCTCGGCGCCGATGAGGCAGAGCGCCCGCAACTCTGCCGGCGACATCCGGTTAAGATCCGCATCCCAAAGCCGCATGAGGTCGCGTGCGCGCGCCAGCGCCACCTCGGCGGTCGAGAGCTTGTGCTGTACCATGGCGCCAGTTTCTGCCATCACGCCCTGCCTTCAGCTTTTTCCAGGAAACTCAACAGGCCGGCCCGGGAGCTTTCAACCCCGACCAGCTTGGTCTTCCCCCGCCCGTTGTCGTAATTGCCCTCCATCAGCTTGGTGAAATTCTCAGCTTTTGCCAGCCAGCCGATATCCACCCCCCAGGATTCATGCCCCCGCCCACGCGCGGCCCGCCCGCTGAGAAAATCCGAATTCGCGGCGCGCACCAGGGCCGCTTTCCAGCCCTCCAGGCCAACTTCCTTGAGCCGGGCACGCAATGCCTTCTCGCGAGCGCCCGTCAGGCGCTTGGATGCCGCCCAGCCCGCGCCAGCGCCGCCGGGACAGGTTGCAGCCGCATCGTTGTAAAATTTAACAGCTAGGTCCAGGTCCGTGATCACCACCGCAGAAAGGGCTTTGGAAGGGACCGCTGGGGCGTCGGTGACACCAGAGCCGTCAGGCTCAGTAGCAGCGTTAGCTGCTACTTTCTTTTCTTCTTTCTGGACTCTGGTATATAGACTCTGGTCTCTAGTATGGCTTGAGCGTGGATCAAGCGGGCGCTCAACAGATTCTTTGATTTCATTTGGTTTTTTACGAGCTTCGGCAGATTTTTTTCCACCACTCGATCCTATCTCAGCCATATGATCGGCCTGAGATATCAACTTCCCGAGCTCTTGATCGCATCGGCGGTTGGAGATTCTGCCGTCTTCCAGCCGGTAAAGTTTGCCCTTTTGGATGAGGCTTTCGATGACCGCGGCGGCCTTGCGGACAGAGCAATCCAAGTAGCCCGCCAGCATGCGCATGTTGGACGGCAAGGGCCCCTCCCGGTCGTAAATGTAATCCTTGAGCGTGGCATAGGCGCCGCGTTCCTCCAGACTTAGACCCATGTAGCCGGCGATAGCATCGCCATGATAACGCTTGTGATATGGGTGCCTGCTCATGTCTTCAGATCCTCCGCCAGCTTTGACCAAAATGTTGGACTCTCGCCCGACGGCACGGCGTCTGGCGAAGTGTCTCGCAGGGCCGAAGACCCTGGTTTTATGAAATAATCCTCGTATTCGGTGTCGGCGCCGCCGCGGTTCTTGAGCGCGGCCATCTCCACCACATCCCTAGCCTTGTCGTATTCATCGATGGCTTTGGTGCGCTGTTCCTCGTTGCGCGCGGCCTGGAGTTTCTGGCGGGCGTAAACCAGCGGCCGCATGATGCCTATGACCACATCCGCGTCCTGCTCGACACTGCCGCCCTCGCGCAGGTCCGCCAGCTGGGGGTGCTTGTCCTCGCGTTTCTCGACATCGCGGGAAAGCTGGCACAGCAGCAGGATGGCGATCCCAAGCTCTTTTGCCAGCGCTTTCAAGGTCATGGTGATGATCGTCTGGATTTCGTTGCGGTTGGCGCCGCGGCGGGCGTTGGCCAGGCCAACCAGCTGCAGGTGATCGATCACGAACAGCATATGGCCGGGCTTCTTGCGCCACATCCGGCGGATGGTCGCCACGATCCATTCCAGCGTCATGAACGGCGCGTCGATGAATTCCAGATCCAGGTTGCGCAGGCTCTGGCCGGCGAAGGCCATGCGCTCGAATTCGGCGGCGGTGGCCTTAAGGTGTTGAAAGTCCCCGTATTGTAGCGGGTCTCGGCATTCGGCGGTGGCCCGGTCAAAATCGGCGTCGGCGCCGGTGCGGGCCGCCAGTTCGTCGCCGTCGAGTTCGCCCGACAGATAGCGGACCGGGATGTGCGCGGCCGCGGCGCGGGCCCAGCTCGTGCCCAGGATGGATTTGCCGTGCCCGGGCCGGCCGGCGCCCACATAGAGCTTGCCGGGAAAAATTCCACCGATGATGCGATCAATCCGCTCGGATCCGGTGGTGACGCCGTGTGGCTTGTCCGAAGTCGCCTGTTCCTCGATCCGCCTCAGCATGGCGCTCACGGCGTCTGCGGCGTGCACCGGCTGGCGGCGGCGCCCGGCGGGGGTGCCGGCCGCCAGCTGCTCCACCGTGTCCTGGTAGTTGGCCAGGATTTCTTCAAGGGTGACGTCGCGCGGACCCTGCGCCGCGTGATGGGCGATTTCCTCCGCCAGCCGGATTATCGCCCGCCGGTCGGACAGGTCTTTGACCAGCGCCGCATAGCCCTTCATGGCGGTGATGGTTGGGCTAACCTCGATGACGTTCTGGAAAAATTCGAGCGCGCCGGTCTTCTTATCCTTGAAATGCGGGTCGGTCCGCATGACCGCCGCCAGCAGCTGGGCATCCACCTCGCCCTCTTCCTGAAGGGCTAGGATCATGTCGAAGGCGCGCGCCGCCAGGGGGTGGCTAAAATGGTCTGACGCCAGAATTTCGGCCGCCCGGTCGATATTCCTGTTGTCCCGCAGGCACATGCCGATGACCTGGAATTCCAGTTGTTCATCGACGGGCATTGGCTGTTCGGAGGGTCTCATTTTGACCGGCCGGAGTTCGTAAACCTAAGGCGCTCTTTGGTTGCCATTTGGGGTCAATGTTGAAGGAATGCGATCGGGCGCTGCTTCGCCGCTGGTGCCCAACAGAGACCACAATTCCCGCAGTGCGTGGTGCCGCCGGTCTGGGCGGGGCAGGTTATGGCGCTATCTGGCTTGCTGCTGGCACTATCTGGCACCACGATGGTGCGCGGCCCGCGCGCAGCCCCGCTGGTGCGGATGGCGAACCGGTTCCAGCGCTTGGCGCGGAGACGGTTGATTTCGGCGCCGATGGGATCCGATGCTTCCCGGGCGGTGTAACCGAAAATGCGCAGGGCCGGGAACCAGTCCAGCTGGGCTTCCCAGAATTTCACATAATCGACGGAGTAAAAGTCTCCGAGGATGTGCAGGCGCAACACGAAGCCGCCGGGGTGACGCTGCTGTAGGAAGCCGAGCTCCAGGCCCAGCGCCTGTTCCAGCCGGTCGCCGTGCTTGTAGCGGACGGACTGGATCATGTTATTGCCGTAGCAATTATGACTGAGAAGCCCCTCGGCTATCAGCGTGCCGGTGCTGGTTTTAATGGTCACAACCTTTCGATCACCGGCAGGTTCAAGTGCTAAGACGGTGGCGGTCCGGCCTCCGCGCCCCAGCGTGTCCTGACCTTCCCATAGTTCTTTGGCCTTTTCGATCAATCTGGTAGGTCTGATCACGCCCAAAAAACGGATCACCTCGCGCCAGCCGCCAAGGATGTCAAAATGGCAAATCTCGGTATGCGCGACACCGGCGATGCGGTGATAGCGAGAAACCTGGAAGCCGAGCCGCTGGGCGACAGCTTCAATATCATCAGCCAACGGAGTCGGCCTTTGGGCCCATCCGGCAGTTACCTTTTGAAAACTCTTGCCGTTTGGCTGCTTGACGCAATAACCCTCACCTTCGACAAAACCGCGAAGACGGCCAGCTTCATAGCTGCGGTCTGATTCCCACGGTCTTGCGAAGAACTGGATTTCAGTGTCCGGCGTCAGATCGGCGGTCTTGATCCAGCGGTAGCCGGCCCTGCTGTTCCTGGCGAGCCAGAGATGGCCGGCGCTCGCTGTCACGTCACCCTGGTCGGTCCGGACCTTGAAACAAGGCTGGATGGCCCGCCCAATTTCTTCGACGGTCGCAATCTTCGTTGACCTATGCCCAAGCTTTCGGCCTTCTTCCTCGAAGGCGCAAATCTCTGAACCGACATGCAAAGTCCCAATCTCGCGCCAGCGAAGATCAGCGCATAGGACGCGCGTTTCAGGAACGAGACAATTCAGCCACTGCTTGCAGGACCGCGGGCAGGTGGCGCGCTCTTCCAGCGTCAGGGTGTAGATTGGCATGCCCTTCCAGGCGCCCTTCAGAACCTCTCCGCCGATCTTGCGCTGCTGCCAGCCGGGCTTGAGCACACCCATGCGCCCTGGCGCCTCGACGCGCCCGTGAAACCGGCTCTGGGCTTTGACGTCAGCCGGGCTGCCGGCGGCGATGGGGCGCCCACCGCCGGTCGGATAGTGGAGGTGCTGGCGCATGGACTGGCCATCGATGGCGCCCTTGGTGCGGCGCAGCGCGGCGGCGATTTCAGTCTTTGACAGACCCTGATGCCAGAGTTCGGCAAGGCGGTCTTTTTCCCAGTCCGGCCAGTGGCCACGACGAAGCGCAAGCGTCTGCTGAGGCATAACCCCTCCTTCTCCCCTTTCTTCCCAAACCCATACCCTGTGTCTGTCTGGAGGACGGGAAGGGGAAAGAGGCGGGAGGCGCGGAGGGCGCTTGGCCTGGGCTTTCCCGCCCGTCCAGACAGAACTTACGGGGATCAGCCGCAAGCCCGGCGGTTTCCCACCGGCGCGCAAGAATTGCGCTGATTCCTTTTAGTTCCGCAACTTGATTTTCATTAAGACGCGCGCGCGCCTGTGAATATTAACGGGCGGTTTCGCATCTTAACCACCAAATGCGGTGAAGGCCGCTAGGGATTGGCCATAGAAGTGCTGGCGGCAGAATTTCACATGGTCCAGAACAGACCGGTCTCCCCGCTGGTTGTTGCACCAAGCGCAGGCCATCACGACGTTGAAGATCTGGTTGGTGCCGCCGTCCTGGCGCTTGATCAGGTGCTCCCTGGTCGCCATCCGGAACTTCGCCACATCCTGCCACGAGATGCCATGGCGCGCGGCAAAGGTGTCCATCGGCTCGATTTCTGGAAGCCAGGACTCGCGCAGACAATAATAGCAGGCGCCGCCCTGCATCTCGAAAAGGCGCACAAGCCTGCCGCGCGCGATGCGCCCGCGGAGCGGATCACTGACGCTTCGAAGAATTCTCTGGTAGGTCATAAACCATCGCCAGGCGCATCAAAAAGCTTTCCCTGCCGAGCATCGATGCGATCGAGCATGTGGAGCGTTGGATCACCCGGAGGGACGATGCGATCCCAGACAAACCAGGCGTTAAGGTTTGGCGGCGCGCCCTGGCCTGTGAAATCTATTTTCCAGCGCATGAGATGTATGCGCGCGGGAGGATATTTCTCCCAGAAGGCAGCCAAGCCACCGGCGCCGGGGAAGCTCCATGGCAGCAAAAGCGCCATATATTCGATGCCCAAAGTTTCCAGCGCATGATACAGCCAGCGGGCGCGCCCATTGCCCCAGCCGCATTGGTCGAACGGCGGGTTCGTAAAGATTGCTTTTGACGGCACATCTGCCGCGCCGAAGCTGTAAAAGTCTTTGACAACCGCTCCAGTGCATCCGCGCTCAATCAAATCTGATGGCGCCACCTTATGACCGATGGCTTCCATTTCACGCACCATCGCGCCATCACCGCATGCCGGCTCCCAGATGATCGGAAAATCCCTCAACCGTCTATCTTCTATCGCCAAGCCGGCACGCGTTGGTTCACAAGGCGTTGGATAGAAATCGTTTGCCTTGCGCTCTAGCCCTTCATCCGACCTGCTATATTCGCCAGTGATCAGATCCCGAACGACAACAGGCTTCGACTTTTTCCCAGTTGCCCGGAAAAGGCCGCGAGCGGACGCCGCCATCAGTGCGTCTCCGCCCATGCCGCTGCTTCGCCCAGCCGCTTGAACTTCAGGTTCATAAAATCCAGCATCAGCGGCTCAAAACGCTCGTGCCGCACAAGCCAGCGCCAGGGACGGTCGCGTGTGATGATGTAGCCGCCGCAGTGATAGCTGCGCATGCCGGCGCGCGCAGGCCGCTTACGCGACTTTCTCGATGTCGAGGGTTGTTCCAACTTCATGTCCCTTGTCGGTAATCTGCCAAGCCTTGCGATCTTCTGTCAGTTCGATTAGCCCCAGCTGCGCCATTCGCAGTACTGCTGCGTTGAACTGCTTGCTGGTGATATCTGGCCCTTTCTCGAAAAGAACGAGCGCCGATAAATTATCGGGAACCGCTAAAAATAGAATGTTCAGGTATGCCTGCTCTGTCTGATCCAGATCATCTTTTGTGATCGACTTCGTGACCACCGTATTTCCCGGCTGGCCTGAAGCTACGGCCACTGCTTTACCAGCGGCACCTGGATCCTGCTTTCTGCCCCTCCACGGTATGATAGAGATTTCGTCATCCTGGAAGCGGTCCATGACCTGGAGCGCCGAAGCGATCTCTTCGTATTCTTGCGCCAGCGCCTCGCGCTCATCGGCTATCGCCTTGCAGCGCGCTTCCATCTTTTCGCGGATGCTCATTGTGCGGTCTCCTGTTGGAACAGTGGGGTTTGCTCGTGGGAAACATCTTTAGCCAGCTTCTCTGCGAACCAGGATGCCATGCAGAGCGCATCGCATCCATGTTCGTCATCGCTTGGCCATCCGCGGGCATAGCAGCCGTCCGCCGTGCCAGCCTTTATCGCTTTGGTGCCGCGCGGGATCGCACCCATGAAAGCTTCGCGCGCGCGGCCTTCGTCATCCTCGACGCAGCGGATTTTAAGTTCGTCCGCAATTTCTTCCACCTTGAAGATTGTGCCGAACAGCGGGCTGATGTTGGCTGGCGGGATCGGCTGATAAATCCATCTCTGCTTTTTCTTGTCGAACCATCGGGTCATGCCGACGAAAAGCGTGGCAAAACCAATAACTGCAGGCTTTTCCTGCAGGATCATTTGGCGGATACGGTGGTCCGCATCGCGCATCAATGGGCCCATGCTATGCGGCCCGCCGCGTAAACGAAAGCTCCCGGCGACAGGCGCGCGGCCGCCGCCGAGAGCTCCAAAACCTAAATTCATTCCGCCATCGAACGCGAGGATGCGCGGCACGCTCATGGTCAGTGCTTGGTCTTCGGCCGCGCCAAGGTGGTCTTGACGTAATCGGCGAAGGGCGTGCCGTCCATCGCAGCGGCAAGCGTCTCGCGCTGCGCCCGCTCGACTTCATCCATCTCCTGCTCTTTTTCTTCGGTGCGCAGGTTCTTCAGGACTTCCTTGCACAAGCCCTTGATCACGGAAGACTTGCATTTGAGCGTCTTGGCGGCCTCTTCGTAATTGGCGTCGATGTCGGCCTTATAGCCGGCCATGTCGGAGTCCATGTCCTTCTGGAGCGTCAAGTATTTCTCCAGGAAGGGAACGGCGGCTTCCCGAATTTCCTTCAGGTTGTCGCCCATAAGATTTTCGCGTTGCTTGCGGCGCTTGCCCTTTTCGCCGTCGCCTGAACTCAAACTTTCTGCCATTTCGGTCCTCGTGGGTTCTGCCGGCTGGTTGGTAGACTGCTGCGCGCCCCGGCCGAACGCGAGAAGTCTGTGGAAAAGTCGTTTCAGGGGGGTGGTCCATAGATGTCAGGGCGCAGCTGGTGCTTGGTGACGGCACCGCCAGCCGCCTCTTCCAGCGCCAGAACGCGCTTTGGTGGGCATACGCCCCAGCCATAAATTGCCTGGACAGTGATGTCGAAAAGACCGGCAACGGCCTTTATACCGCCCGCCCGATCAATCGCCAATTCCAGTGCCTTTTCCGGTGTCACGCGCTAGATGCCCCGCGAATCGTCGCCATAACCAGTTAAAGCAAGACGCGGAAAATCATTCAAGCACCGCTTGAAAGGCATGCGAAACCTGCTAAAGCTAGTTGGCAGCCGAGATGATCACCGGCTTGGCTAAAGGGGCGGAAAACGCAATGGAACAAAGGTTTTTCAGACTTCTCTGGCGGGCAAATCAGGTGATGAACGCAGCGTTCGCGAAGGAAGGCGCCAAGCTCACCCTCAGGCAGGTGACCCTGCTTTCGCTGCTGCAAGATGGCCGAGCGTATTCCCAAACCGACATACGCGACCTGACCGGCATGGACCGCTCGACCATCAGCGAGATGGCGCGGCGCATGCAAGCGGCAGGGTTCGTTTCCAGGGTGCGGCCGAACCCGTCTGACGGCGACAGCCGCGAAATTATGGTGCAGATCACCCGGTCCGGCCGGGCAGCGCTGAGGGCGACCGAGACGTGTCTTACCCAGGCCGAGCAGTCCGTGCTGAAGCATGTGGCACTGAATGACAGGCAGGGATTTACGCGCGGGCTCCGGGGAATAGCCGATGCTCGCTGACGCCGACCCGCTTCAGATCTGGTTGCTGGTGCCCGCACTTTTCCTGTGGATTGTCGGCGGGCGCATGGCCTGGGTATTCCTGCCCGCCACCGGCTATCCGAACCCGTCGCCATGGCTGGTGATGGCGTGGCCGTTCTGGTGCTTTGCCGAGATCGTCAGCCTGGTCGCCGGCTGTATTTTTCGCATAAGGATCAAATGAATAGCATTCCGCACCTTTTGCTGGTCGACGCCAGCGGAGTCGCCTACCGGGCATGGGCAACGGCCAACCCGGTGAACCGACCGTCGGATGGTCAGCCCATCGGCGCGGTCTTGCAATTCATGAAAATCATCTGGCGGATGATGGGCGCGGCCGAAGCCGATAAGCCAACCCACGGCGCCGCCATCTTCGACGCGCCTGGTGGCTATTTCCGCCACGACATTTTTCCAGCCTACAAGGCGGGCCGGGCGGAAGCCCGTGACGTCGAACTGGAAGACCAGCTGCAGGTCATGCGGATGGCGGCGGACGCGCTGGGCCTGCGTGCGATCGAGAAGCTGGGCTTCGAGGCCGATGATCTGATTTCGACATTGGCCGCCCAAGCGCGATTGCGCGGCTGGCGCACGACTATCGTCTCCAGCGACAAGGACTTTTCCCAGTGCGTGGTGGATGGGCATATCGAGATCGTGGACCCGCTGCAGAAGCGGCGCATTCTGGAAGCGGACGTTTTGGCGCGCTGGGAAGTACCGCCGCCGCTGGTCACCACCGTGCAGGCTCTGGCGGGCGATAGCGCCGACAAGATACCTGGTGTCGATGGGCTGGGCCCCCGGCGGGCCGCGGCGCTGGTGCGCCGGTTCGGCCATCTGGACAACATCATCGCCCATGCCGACGAAATCCGCTGGCCCGGGGTGCGCTCCTATCTGAAGCGCAAGCACAAGCACGGCACCGATGTTTCCCGCACCGGCCTGGAATGGCTGCGGGTATGGATGGAACTGGTCACGCTGCGGCAGGATGTCGAGCTGGATCAGGACATCGAAAAGCTGGCGCTGGAGCCGATCATGCGCAGCCATATCGATGAGATCCTGCGCGTGCTGGAGGCAAAGCCATATATTCATGAGGTTTTCGGTCTCGACCCGAAGATGGTGCGACAGGTCGAGCCGGTGGACGATCCGCTGGGGTGGTGGAAGGAAGAACTCAAGCATCCGGGCCAGAAACTGCCGGACGTGCCTCAGTGCGGATTCTACCAGCGGCGCCTGATCAAGAACGGCGCCCTCGTGCCGGCGCGCATCTGGCGCACGCCCGAGAAAGACCTGGACGGCACCCCGACCGGGATGGACCAACTGCGCTGCGAGGTGAACGGCAAGGTCTGTGATCCCTATTCGGAATGGGCGCGGCTTTCCATGAGCCCCATCGAAGAGAAGACCTATCGGTTCATGACGGCCGATCTGGCGCATGCCAAGAAATGGCGCCCGAACGACCCGCGTGCGGACCCCAAAAAGGTTGCCGACATCACCAAGGTGCCGGCGCCAACAAATCCTTCCCCGAAACGGAGACGTGCCTATGACCGACCAGCCTAGAGACATCACCCGGACCCACAATCAGCCGCCGCTGGAATTGCCGAGCGAAGAGGCAATGCTTGCGGAGCTTAAGCACCGCTATCCAGAGCTTGAGCAGCGCCTGACGGAATGGGAGACAGCGCTGAAGACATTCCGCACATCCGGCGGCGAGTTGCCCAAGTTCACGCTGAAGGATAGCGAGACGGCCGAGGCGCTGCAGGATTTGCTTGGGCAAATCGACAAGGTTAGCCGCGCCTGGACCAAGAGCGACATGGCGGCCGAGAAAAAGCCGCTCAATGCCCTGCTGAAGGTTGTCGGCAATTTCTTCACGAAGGGCCAGGAAAAGGCCGACACGATGCTGGCGGAGTGGGAGCCTGTCCATGACGCCTATATCGGTGAGGTCAAAGCCGAGCGCGAACGCAAGATGCAGGAAGAGGTAGAGCGTCAGCGCAAGGAAGAAGAAGCCAAGCGGGCCGAAGCCGAACGGCTGGAGCACGAGCGCAAGGCGGCAGAGGAAGCGGCTGCCGAAGCCAGGCGCAAGGAAGCTGAAGAGCGCGAAAAGGCGGAAAAGGCCAAGCGCGAGCGTGAGGAAGCAGAGCGTCGCGCCGAAGAGTTGAAGGCTGAAGAGCGGCGGCTTGAGAAAGAAAAGGCAGACCGCGACCGCGCCGAAAAGGAAAAGAACACCCAGGCGCTGCGCGACATCCGCCGGTATCTGAAGGATGCGGAAAAACTCCATGCGCTGAGTGAGACCGAAGAGGCCAGCGAAGAAGAACTCAAGCTGCTGGACGGCTTGATCCGCCACGGCGGCACCATCAGCCTGCTGGCCGGTCCGGTGGCGAGTTCGCATCTGCTTGACGACGAACAGCGCACGGAAATCGAATTGGTGCGCGGGCGTCTGAATGAAATGCGCGAGTCGGCCAACAAACAGTTCAACAAGCGCGAACAGAAGCGGCGCGAAAAGGAAGCCAAGGAGGCCGAAGAGCGCGAGGCGAAGCTGGCAGCCGAGCGCAAGGCCCGGCAGGAAGAGGAAGACCGCAAGCTTGCAGAGACCAAGGCAAAACGCGAGGAAGAAGAACGCAGAGCTGCCACGGCTAAGGCGGAGAAAGAGGCTTCCGAAAAGGCCGCGCGCGAGTCACGCCAGTCCGCCCGTGAAAGTGAGAGCGAGGCGCGCGATGCCGGTAAGGGTGTGGCCAAGGCTGGCCTGGAGGCGGACCGCGCGGCGAACCGGGCTGATCGGGCCGAGACGCGGCTGGAGAATACGACCGAGGCCGAACTGTCCCGCACGCGTGGCGATTTCACAACCGCTGGGCAGCAGCGCCACTGGAAGCACTATATAACCGATGAAGACGCTCTGCGCGGTGCCATCCAGGGATCGATGAAGCTGGATCACCCGCAGTACGCCATCCTCGTGTCCCTGTTAGCGGCTGACGATTTAAATGGCGCCGTCTACAGATACATGATGCAGAATTACCGGAATTGGACCAAGCGCGAGCGCGTCGATGACGTGCTGGCCGGCGTCTCATTCGTGTACGAGCTCGATACCAAGATCAGAACATAGAGACCACCGCCTGCAAAACTGGTGGGAGCCGAGGGCGGGGGCTGGCGTGGTAGGCGGCGCAATACTTGGACAGACCCCCGCTGAAACTTTGGAAAGGAAAGCACATGCAGACCGGATTTGACGAACCAGCCGAAGGCGTCATTGATGAAGAAGATGCGGTGGAAGTTTCCGCCAATCCTGGCGCGCTCATGCAGATCAGCGAGGCGGAGGTCAACCGGCAAATTCTGACCGCGCGCGCCTATCCGCGATCCATCACTGGCTTCCGCCAGCAGATGCGCGAGCTGGTCACGTTCGATGAAGAGACCGCAAAGGGCTGCCTCTATGCATACAAGCGCGGCGGCAAATTGATCGAAGGCCCCAGCATCAACTTCGCGGCCAGCGCGATGCAGGCATGGGGCAATGTCCGCACCGGCTCCATGATCACGGAAGTGGGCGAGGATTTCATCACCGCACAGGGCTTTTTCTGGGATCTGGAAAAGAACATGGCGGTGGCCTTCCAGGTCTTGCGCCGCATCACATCGGCCGATGAAAAGACCGGCCAGAAGGTGCGCTACAGCGACGACATGATCATGGTGACCGGCAACGCCGCCGGCTCCATCGCGCTGCGCAACGCCATCCTGAAGGGTATTCCCAAGCCATACTGGAACCCCAGCTATCAGGCGGCGCGGCAATGCTCTGTCGGCAAGTTCGAAAACTTCAGCCAGAAGCGCGAGGACATGCTGAAAGCGTTCATGCTGATGGGTGTGGACAAGGAGCAGATTTTCGGTCTGCTCGGTGTCAAGGGGATCGAGGATGTCAATTACGAACATCTGATGTTCCTGGCCGGCGTGCACAACAGCATCAAGGAAGGCGGCGAAAAGGTCGAAGATATTTTCGCGCTGGAGAACATGCAGAATCCGGATCAGGTTTCGCCGAAGCGCCCACGCCAGAGCGAGTTCACGCGCACCAAGGTCGCCGCTGATAAGACGGATAAGCCAGCAGCGGAAAAGGCAGAGGCCGCTGCCAAAACGGCGCAGACCGAGACGGCGGAAAAGAAAGACGCCGATCCACAACAGCAGCAGACTAGCCAGGGCGATCTTCTTGAACAAAACCGCGAACAGGAACGGCTGGACCTTGAACAGGAACGGCTGGACCTTATCAAGGATGCCTATGGGCAGTTGGAAAAGGTGGCGGCAGGGCGCAGCGTACGCGATGTCACCAATCTGCGGGACGAGGTGATCGAGGCCGGTATCCTTTCGGAGGCAGAGCAGACCAAGTGGGAAACCGATTGTCAGGCCGCATCCGACAAGGTGGCTGCCGCCTTCAAGAGCCGTCTTAAGAAATGACGGCGGCGACGATCAACAAGGGCGGACGGCCGCGGGTGGCACCCGCGCCCAATGCCTATGACAAAGCGCTCGGCGAGCGCGTGCGGCTCCAGATGGAGCTTTGTCGCATGGGACCGACGCAGATGGCGGACCGCATCGGCACCCACAAAAGCCAGGTCTATCGCTATCTGGCCGGCGACACACCGATAGCTCCCGAAGTTCTGGCGCGGATGGCCGGCGCGCTCGGGTGTCAGGTGCAGGATTTCACGAAGGATCTGCGAAGGTGAAAGTGCGCGAGTTCGTCGCTGAGCTTCAGAAGCTTCCGCAGGACTTTGAAATCGCGATCCTTGCGGCTTCCGCCCACGCGCGCCCGCCCGTGCTTGAGCCGGTAAACCAATGGGCATGGATGCAAACGACGTGTGGCCTGGAAAATCCAGCCCACGCATATCTGATAAGGCCAATGAAGGATGTCATCCGGTGACAAAGAAAAGCGGCCGCCGCGGAAATACATTCCGGTCAGGATCAAGAAAGAGGTCTGTAAAAGGCAAAAGGGAATGTGCGTTCGTTGCAACAGTGCTCCGGTCTCCCACCTTCCAAAAACAGATACGCGGTTTGATCATGAGCCTGCTTTACGCCTGCGCGATGTCAATGCGCGACGGACCGACTACATCCCGCACCAACTCTCGCCGCGCCACATCGATGCCCTCTGCGCGCAATGCCATCAGGAAAAGACTAACGGGCTTGGAGCAACTACGGCCGGTTACGATACGGGTAAAATCAAGAAAGAGCGCAAGCGGGAAAAGCAAGCGCGCGGCGAAACGAAGGAGAAGACGAAATGGATGACGCGAAAATTCCCGAAGGGGCAGAGCCGGTGGCCGAAGCGCAAGATGCAAAGCTGGCGATTGAATATCCGCCAGGGGAATACGGGATCGTAGACCTATTCGGCCACACTAAGATGGTTGGCCGCGTGTCAGAGGTCGAGCGTTTCGGCGCGAAGATGCTCTGCGTCGAGGTCATCTTCGAGAACCAGCTTCTGCCGCCGGTCTTTCATGGCGGATCGGCCATCTATGGGCTGACGCCGTGCAGCGCCGAAGTGGCATTCCGGCGCCAGGCCGCGCAGGACTATTACCTGCCGGCGAACATCCGCGCGACGCTCACCACAAAGGCGCTGCCATCGCCTATCGACAGCTATCCTTCTGAGCAATACGGCCCTGAAGACGAGGGGCGCGAGGAAGATGATGGGAAGAACGATTTCTGATGTCCTATCCCGTTCCCGATGATGTGTTGGCCCGTCACATCGCCGTTGTCGGTGAGACCGGTTCGGGCAAAACCTTCGACACAAAATCTATTGTCGAGCATCTGGTCGAGGAAGGGCACCGCGTCTGCGTGCTGGACACCATCAAGTCAGACTGGTGGGGGATGATTTCCAGCGCCAGCGGCAAGCTGGCGGGGCTTCCATTCCGGATCATCGGCGGCCCACGAGGGCATGTCCCGCTGCATGCTGGCGCCGGGAAGGCGCTCGGGGAACTGGTGGCGAAGGGCAAGCTGCCGCTTTCCATCATCGATATGGCTGACTTCGACATGGGTGAGCCACAATCGTTCTTCGTGGATTTCGCCAAGGCGCTCTGGAAGAACATCAAGGGCGTGCTGTACCTGGTGATCGAAGAGGCCCACGAGATTGCTCCGAAAGAGCGCGTCGGTGCCGGCAAAGAGAATATGTCGGTCTATTGGGCGAAGCGGCTGGCGACCGGAAGCCGGACGAAGGGCTTGCGTCTGATCGTCGCCACCCAGCGCACGCAGGCCCTGCACAATGCCGTGCTCGGAAGCTGCGGTGCGCTCACGGCGCATAGCCTATCCCTGCCGGCGGACCAGAAGCCGGTGATCGACTGGCTGACGGCGAACCTGCGCGATAAGGATCTGCTGAAGGCCATCCAGGGCGAGCTCGCTTTCCTGCCGACCGGCACCGCATGGGTGTGCTGCGCGAAAAGCGATTTCTTCAAGAAGCTGCATTTCCCGCCCATCAAGACTTTCGACAACACGGCCACGCCGGACAAGGACGCGGATGACTTCGATGTCACCACCGCCGCGGTGGACCCGGAAGAATTGAAGGCGATCATCGGGGATGCGGTCAAGGAGGCAGAAGAGAATGACCCCGCCAGGCTGAAGGGCCAAATTGCTCGGCTCACGGCGGCGCTGGAGGCATCCAAGAAAACGTATCTCACGGCGCTTCAAGTCCGGCCGCCAGCGGTTGTTGAACCAGACCCGGAGGCACTCGCGTCAGCGCGCGAGGAAGGCGTGCGGCACGCTCTCATTACGATGGACGAAGCGATGGAGCTCCAGCATGTCCACAGCTTCGCGGAAGGGGCGGAATTCGGCCGGGGGCAAATCCTGTACGCGGTCCGTAATTTCACCGGGCCAACCGATTTCAAATTTCCAAACCGGAAAACCCCGCCCGGGGTCCAGGCCATCCTTGCCCGGGCCAAGGCCCCACAGCCCGCCACAGGCAGCCGCAGGGCCGCCCGGCAGGTCCAGGCCGCTCCAGCCGCGCCCGCCAGCCGCCCGCCCGCGCCAGCAGCCCGGGGGCCCGCCCGGGAGCCTCAGGAAGGCGGCCTAAAGGGCTCCCAGCTGCACCTTCTCAAAACCCTCCGGTGGTGGGAGGCGATGGGTCACCCACGCCCGAGCCGGAACCAAGTCGCTGCCGTGGCCGGCTGGGGAAAGGGCCACCTGAAGAACATCGCCGGGTCTCTCAGCGCGATGGGCCTTATTAGCTATCCTGGGGACAGCGTGCTGGCCCTGACCGACCAGGGGCGTGCGGCGGCGCCAGAGCCGGACATGGGCGCCAGCCTGATCGACGGCCTCCGGTCCACCCTGAAAGGCACCCAGCAAAGTGTGCTAGACCTACTGCTCGCAAATGGCCGGGTGATGACCCGGCAGGACATGGGCGGGAAGCTTGGCTGGGGGGCTGGGCACCTGAAAAATATCGTCGGCTCAATGAGCGCGCTGGAGATCGTCAGCTATCCGGCTGAGGACACGGTCGAGCTTCAAGACTGGGTGCAGTGATATGGCTGAAGGAGAAGCACATGGATGAAGAACTGCGCGAATCCGTCAAGGCCGAGTTCGGCCGTACCATCGGAACAATTTCTCTGCTGATAGCCTCCAAGCAGGCCATCGAGAAATCGATGCCGGCGGGTCCGGACAAGGATCTGGTGGGCGACGAAATCATAACGCTGGACGCTATCCGTAATCGCCAGCGCGCGCTGCTGAACCGTTTGCTTGAAAACAGCGAGCCGCAGCCGGTGCAAGAAATTTCCGACAATTAGTCATCGTAAAGCTGGGGGATAAAATGCGTCGCCGATATTTTTGGTTAAAGGTTCGAGGTTACATATGCCCGCTGCATCTTTTCAGGAGACGCTATGCGGGATGTGGGGAGAAGGTTTCCGCCTAATCGGCGGCCAGGCTGCCTTGTTCTTCTTTTTTACACCGCACTCGTTTTTCTTGGAGCTTACCTATGGCTGACGAAATTCCCGCCGTAACATCTTCTGCCGAAGCGCCAGCAAAGGGCGTTGAGCTCGTGCGCGATTGCATGGGCTGCAAGTGGACAAAACCCCTGATGGACAACAAGGGGGTTGTGATGGACTGGTCCAAGAAAGTCTGCATCGGGTCGCCGCCGGCTGTGATGCAGGTCATGACGCAGCAGGGCCCAGCCATTCAGACGCTCTTCCCAGTGGTCCAGGGCGGGATGGTCTGCCGGGTGCATAAGTTCCGCGGCGAAGACTGATGCGGCAGGACGGGTTCATTCTGGCCCTCGCGCACGCGCGCCAGAACTTCCACCACAGCTTTATCGATCCGGAAACGCTGATGGTGATTCGCCTCAACGGCAACTGGGATCCGGTGCGGATTGATGTCCAGACACGCGAGGAAAAGCTTGGGCGCCTCCGCAAGGCCAATGTCTGGTGGCGCCGTGGGCTGAAATGGTTTCGAGAATTGGGGCTTGAGCGTGTCCACGCTGACGACGACGAATAAGCCTTCCGGCCGGAAGATTGGCGGCGACCGCACGCTCTATGAAATTCTGGGCGTGAAGAAGGATGCGACCAAGGCGGCCATCCGCGCGGCCTATCGCAAGCTGGTGATCAAGGCCCATCCTGATGCGGGCGGCACCAAGGAAGAATTCGAGGAATTGACCGAGGCGATGGTCATTCTCTGCGACGAAGACAAGCGCCGGAAGTACGACGCCACCGGCAACAAGAACCTCAACGAGCCGGACAACCTGGATGCGATCGCGCTCCAGATGGTGCTGCAGGCCATCTATCTGGCATGCGACGAATGCAGCAAAGCCAATGTCGACCCGATGACGCAGGCGCTACAAATCCTCGCCATGGAAAGCCTCAAGGCCAGGCTCACCAAGGCGGAAGAGGTGAAGAAGGGCATGGGCCACGCCATCGTTCTGAACCGTCGCCTTCTGAAGGCGTGGGCGCGGCGCGGCGAAGGCGACAATCAGATTGCCACCATGATCCGCCATCAGATGGTGATCATCGAGCGCAATCGCGAGAAGGTCGATCAGGAAATAAAGGGCGTGCAGATGGCGAAGAGGCTTCTGGCGGAATACGACTTCCTGGCAGAGCAATCGCCGATGCAGGTTTTCGTTCAGGTCTTCGGCAACACGAGCACAATCGGATGAAGCTTCAGGATCTGCGCTTCGACAATCCGAACAATTCCTGCGAGTCCCTACGGGTTCTGGCCGAGCTCGCGCGCCAGGGCGAGATTACCGTGCGCGCCGCCACGCCTACCGAGACTGACGGCGACACCGTAATGCGCATGACAGCTATCCAGAGAGGTAAAAGGCGATGAGCAAGATCGATGAGATGAAGGCCGCGCTCGAAAAGGGTGTGGAGATGCGCACGGCACAGAAGGAATATTTCAAGCTTCGCGGTCGCGAGGCGCTGGCGCGCAGTAAGGCGCTGGAGAAGGATTTCGACAAGCTGGCGGCCGCGGCGCTGACCACTGATCTACTGGGCTGATGGAGGGCCACATGAAATACCACGGTATTAGGTAGCAAGCTTCCAAAGCCCTTCCCTTGAACTTCGGGGGTCCGGGGGTAATTTGGCGGAGATGACCGCCACAACGATCTACGTTTACCTTCCTCGTGAAGCGGTGCCCGTATGGGCTCCGGTCGATGCGGAGCATGTCGGAGACAATATTTACCGGATACTGGATTGCCGGGGCGAGGACGCAGAAGTCGAGTTTTGGAAGGGGCTCTTAGTAAAGTGTCGCCTCACCCGCCATGACAATGGCAGCGAAATCCTCGTAGCCTACGAAGCCGTGCCATGACCGACACCCACGTCGTCTCCGCGCTCAAAGAGAAGCGCATCCAGGTCGCATCCCAGATTGAATCACTACAGGCCCAGCTTCAAAAGCTCGCTGACAAATTGTCCTGATTTACCACTAGGCCAGATTCAGCATTCCGCGAAGCTCCAGTGCAGCCTCGTCGGATAAGACCTGAGCTATAATTCGCACCGAATCGGGGTCGCTGGCTCTCCGTTCATAGAGAAAATACGCGCTAGGGTCAGATACCTCTTGACCCGACGTTGCCAGAAATCGGTCACAAAGCGGCGCAAGGCATAAGGTTCGGTCGTTATCCAGATTTGCTGAGAAGTAGAAGTTCAGCATTTTTACCTCAAGCGGGAGAGCTACATGAGCTCTAAAACAACGACGCACTCGGAAGTTAAAGAACCGCGAATCTCCGTGCAAGCCCTTGCGGAGTACATGGCGGCATCTGAGCGCGGAAAGCGAACCATCGCCCAAAGTTGTCGGTTTAGGGCCAAAATGCGCCTCATCCAGTACAATGAAGGCAAGCTGGTCGCCGCCCAGTTCATCCGCAAGGGCAAGGTCGTTGCCGACGATATCGGCGCCTATCAGGCAGCCGCGATCTTTGGATTTCTCCGGGCGTCAGAATTGGAGCCTGGGGAGGAAGCCGAAAAGGCCCTCTGCCGCGTACTCGACTTGAACGCCGGAACGGTCTTTGTCGCCCCCGGCGACAGCGTCAATATCTGGAACGACATGAAGGCTGCGTGCGCCTCGATTGCCGAACGCTGGCCCAATATCCCCAAGCCTCCCGGCGCAATTCTGTAACCCAAACACGAAATTTTATTGCGCGCTAGCCCCATACATGCCGTGGCGGGCCAAACATCCATTATTTGGTTGCAAGATATCGCCATGTGAGACAACCTGCCGCAGCACCTCTTAACCGGGATAGCATCGCCGGGGTTTAGTTCTGGCCTATATCTTAATAGAAACCCTCTACGGGGGACCACACCATGCGCGAAAATGAGCTAATGGACGACCGGCGTTTGCAGTTGAATAAGGGCAATATGTTCCGCTTTTGCAAGCAGAACGGTATGCCCAAGATGCCGGCTGACAGCGCGGTGACGATCACTCCGGTAGTATTTCGTACGGCCTGGGAGATCCAGCGTGCGCGCGTGGAAGCCAAAAAAAAGGCGGCGGCTAGCTAACAGATTCATTACAGTATAAAGGCGTTAAGGCAGGTTCCCATAAGGTGGGCCTGCCTTTTTGCTATGGGAAGAAGCAGGGGATTCTCCTTGTCGTCTATAACAGGATGCCATGCCCTAATTTACCGGCCAAGCCCGCCCCACATGGGCGGCACAGCCAGACCTCTCGACCTCCGCAGGCTGCGGTTGCGCGAGAACGGTCAGTTAAGTCTTCTCGGTTACCCCTGAACATTCACTCAGGACGTACCCGGTGAATAAGGCAAAGGGGCGGGCGCCGCGAGGTGTTCGCCCCAAGCCTTTTTTGGTATGGTTGCCCATGCCCTACACCCTCCGCCAGCTGGAAGGCCAATTCCAGAAAGTCATAGCCATCACGAGCTCGGAAATTGAGACCGAGGAAGGCGACTGCAAAGGCAAGTACGTCTGGCGCTATGAGAATGGCGAGGGATATTTCTGGAGCCCATCACCGACGCGCTATGCCTTCCAGGATGTCGACACGCTGGCCGAAGCGGATGACTTCGTTTTTCTGTGCCCGCTCTGTTTCGCCAAGAATAATGGCCCAGTCGGCACGCACATGGTCATGGTGAGCTTTGCCGGCCGTAATATCCCGGACGAAGCTGGAAGCCGTGGCACCGATGGCAAGCCGACGCGCTGGACTGTCAGCGGGACCGGCCTGGACGATCTGGTTCTGACGCCATCCATTGCCCTGAACCCCAGCGCGCCGCCGGAAAGTAAGGTCTGCCGCTGGCATGGCTTTGTCGGCTCCAACGGGATTCCGCCGGGCCACGCCGGTTAGCCTTTTCTGGAACCCGCGCGTTTTCTCCCTGCCTCAAGAGGGAGATTTCACGATGCTTGGCATACTTCTCATTGTTCTGCTTGTCATTTTAATCCTCGGCGCCGCGCCGACATGGCCCTACAGCACCGGCTGGAGTTACTACCCATCCGGCGGGTTCGCACTGGTGCTGGTTATCGTCCTCGTGCTTCTTTTGCTGGGGAGGCTCTGATGGTCAGCGTCGTCATTATCCTGCTCATCATCGGTCTTGTGCTGGAGCTGGTCGCTGCGATTGGCTATCCGTCCAGCATCAATCTGATGGCGCTCGGCCTGTTCTTCTGGATGCTGGCGGAGCTTGTCTCGCGCCTGCCGGCGCACGCCCTGGCCCTATAGGCAAAAGAAAAACCCCGCCGGCCCAGTGAAGGGCTGGCGGGGTGGAGTTGAACGATGCTTGCCTAAAGCACGGCCTAGTGTCTACACGGCCAGAATGAGCACAGCAAGGCGATCAGCGCCAAAGCCAGAAAACATCCCCACATGGCCCGCTCCCGCACGGCAATGTGTGGAAACGCAATTGTGGCGAAAATCAGCGCGCGAACCGGAACTTTATTTCAGTGCCATATCAGACGATTTGGCCACAGGCGGAGGCGGGCAATTTGGGATCCGGTCCAGGCTCGGCGCCGCCACTGCCTCATTTGTCAAGGCGATTACAGCCTGGCCGGCGGTTTCCTTGGCCACCTGCGTGCTCTTGCGCAGGCATTTCACGGTGCTGACTGGATCGGGCCCCGCCACCTTCTGGACCTGCTGTAGCTCGTGTGTCGCGCGCTTCAGGTATGGAAGATCGGCGGCGTGGTTGATGATCGAGTTCGTCCAGCCACCTATCCCGAAGACCACCACAAAGGGGCCGGCCTTTTTCAGGGCGTACAACAGCGTCACCCAGTCGAAAGTCTTATGTTGCGTGACAAGGATCATTTGCCGGCTCCAAACTTGATAGAACCTATCAACGCTGTAAAACCGCCTACCACCTTGAACACCAATTTTGGCCCCGCTGCGCCACCGACCATATAAACGCCCGACGACTGAGCAAAGTTCGTATCTCCGAATCCGGTGCTGCCGCCGAGCTTGTGCACGATATAGGTGGTGCAGGCCGCCGCGAGCATCGAACCGAAGATGGAATATCCGAGCATCACGGTGTCAATTTTTGGGCGCTCATTCACAGGAACGCCTTTATCTGCCGCCTGCTGGCGCGCGGCCTGGGCGCAGATGAACTGGTAAGCGGCTGCGCCGACCGCGCTAAAGACGCAGCCCCAGATAAATTCGTTGAAAGATGCGCCCGGGGGCATGAGCGCGCCCAAGCCGAAAAGAGAGCCGCTGGTCACAGTCAAGGCCGCGGCCCCCGCCGCGCTCCCGCTTGCAGGATCAGGCATGTTCAAAATTCCCCCGGGTGCATGGTGTTAGGCGGCGGCGGGCGTATCGATTTCAGAGCCGGTAAAGCTCACGGTCTTGCTGAAGAAGAAGACGCTCACGGTCACCGACCCGCTGACGCTCTTGCCGCTGATGCTGGCCTGGAATGTGCCGCTGTGGCCGTCCATCTGCGCCTTGCCGGATAGCGCACCCTGCGGATTGCCGGTGCCGGACAGATTGCCATTGTGCTGGCCGTCGGCGGTGTGGATCGCGCCGGTAAAGTTGCCATTGCCGTCAAAGTTCAGTTCGACGGTTGCGGACTGGCCGTCGGCGAAAACAGAATATTTCATTGAGAGCTCCTTTTTCTGATATGGTCTTTTCACTGCGGTATGCCGAGGTCTGCTTTGGTAAGGTGCGCCGGGGTATGTCGTTGTGTGGTATGGCTCAGGCGGCTCGGAGAAATCCGGGCCGCTTTTTTATAACGGCGGCTCAACAAGAATCGCGCTGTGATCGCGGTCGAAACGCTGGCGCAAACACTGCTGGTAGGCGCGCGCGGTGTCGACATCGACCACGCCGAGATACTGGAGCGTGCTTGTCAGGATTCCGCCGAGGCCGCCCAGGAACGGCGCCAACCAGCTGCCGGCGCCAAGGCCGAGATTGCTGGTGGTGCCTTCGGCGCCAGCGACGACAATACCTTGCGTGTCGAACGGGCGGTGATAGCTGGATGCGAAGAGAATGCAGACTGACTTATCGGCCGCCACCTGCTTCTGATCACTGACGTCATGGATGTCGGGCGTCGGATCGTAAGGTGTCGCGCACCCGGAAAGGCATAGGGCGGAGACCAGCACAAGCTTTCTCATGACGGTCCCCGCCCCTTCGGTTGTTAACTCGCTACCTGCGTGCCGCCAGAGGCAGGCGGGGTGTTGGCCCGGATGCCGGCGATGACGGTCTGGATCACGCCGCTGCCGGCCTTGGTCAGCACCGCGGCTTCATCACCCTTGGCAGTGTTGAGCGCCCTGGATTCGATCTGCTCGATGCTCTTGCCAGCGCCGGCATCGGCAATCGCCTGGCCGAGCACGGTGGTGAGGATCTGCGCTTCGGCAGGCTCCAGCGCGATGAACGCGCCCTTGAGGATGTTCCAGATGCCGAGACCGGCTTCCAGGGCCTCTTCCTCCAGGAAGGAGACGCCGGCCTTCAGGTCGGTTTCGATGGTCTGCAAAAGCGTCGGCTGTTGTGCAGCTGATGACATAGGTTTTCTCCGTGGGTTTCCCGAGATGCAGAATGCGCCTCAGGCGAAGGCCGCCTGCCACCGTAACCGTTTCCGAGCATGTCCCCACGAAGACCGAAACGGTGACAGGCGACCCGCGACTGAGGCGAATCAGTCTTGGAACAAGCGTTAAATGGTGGCGACGTTTTCCGCCAGCAGCCCGCGCGTCAATTCTTGCTGCACGCGCGCCACGATCTCGCCGCGGGTGATCTCGCCGTCGTGGTTGAAGTCTAGGCCGGCATTTTCGACATAGCGCTTCGGATGCTGTTCATCATCCTTGCTGAACACGACAAAATCGTCCTGCTGGCCGATCATGCCGGGCCATATGATGGCGCCATAGACATCGCCAAGGTTATGGAGATGGCCGCGCCAGGTCGTGAAATATCCTTCCACAAACTGCAGCTGCTGCTCCGCCGTCAGGCTCGCCAGGATTTCCGTTGACGTTCCCAGCTGGGCCGCAGTCTGGGGCATGAACTGGATCAGGCCAACCGCGCCGCTGCCTTCCTTGTTGAGCACGGAAGGGCTGAAAGTCTCGCCCGTCTCGAAAGCCATGCAGGCCATCAGCCAGGATGGATCTGCGATTTTCAGGCGGCCGCACGCGGCCACAAGCGTTGTGAGGAATTCCGGAGAGACGCGCGCGCCCCAAGCAAGGTCTGCCATTTCGATCTCCTAAACGTACACGCCGCCGTTCGAAACCGAACCGGCAGAGTTTCCAGGGAAAAAGTTCGCGCCGCCACCGTTTGTATTGATGACACCATTCTCGTTTGCCAAATAGCGAACACCGGTTGCGGAGCCAGAGAAGCTAAGACTTCCGACAATAAGCGTGCCGTTGTTCTGTGCATTAGCAAAGGCACTTGAAAATGCCGGTGTGCCGGTGAGGGTTACAGTAACGGCATTGGAGAAGATCACCCCGTTTGTCTGTGCATTGACTGCATATGGGGCGCCTCCGGAAATCGTCAGGTTTGATCCGATCTGGATCAGGCCGCATAGCTGGGACTGCAAAATTGAGCCGCCGCCAGCCGCGCCGGAAAGAATTAGGCTGGCGCCGGTTGTCACGCGGCCAAGCTCTGTTGCCACCACTGCGCTGCTAGAGGCGGACCCAATCGTCGCATTCTGCGCCAAATGATATGCGCTATAGGCGACCGTTATTGTGCTGTTGATGGTCGTACTTCCGGAGCCAGCGCCGGAAACAATCAGAGGCAGACCAGCCTGGCCCGCCAACTGCCCATAGACATTGTAGCCGGCGAAGGTGCCAGCTCCGACATTGATTGTCGCCTGAAAGCCGCCGACATCGTAACCGGTAAGCAGGGTGCTAATGCCATGCTGAATGGTCAGCCACGCGCCGCTGGTGGTATTGGCCAGGCCGCTGTTCGCGTCATTGCCCGTCGCCAATACATAAAAATTCGTGTTTGCGGTCAGCTTCGTGCGACCGGTTGGAGGCTGGGTGAACGCCGCTAGGCTTCCGGCGGTGATCAGGTTGTCGGCGTTGTCGCCCGCCAGCCACGAAACCGCCGCGGTGCCTTCCTGCGCGCGCACGATGGTCAGGACATCGCCGGTTCGCGCCGTCACATAGACAATCTCGTTGATCAGGCCGGTCGCCGCATCGGTGAAGGTCAGCGCGAACTGCTGAGATCCGGAAACCGGGTTTGGAAACAGCGTGCCCGTACCGGTCGCCAGCTGGCAGCTGGTCGCCGTGTTGGTGATGTTCGCCGCCAGCGTCGAAGCCGCATTGTTCGCGAAGAGGAAAAGCAGGGCCATTTTATCTCCTGGCTATTTGATGTTGACCACTGGGTTGTACTGGAAAGGAAATTCCAAAACTCCACCTTCCAGTGCCGCCTTGAAGGTAGCCGCAAGCGGGAAGCTCTGGTGGTTCGGGTTCAGCACCGAGTCCAGTTCATTCGGACGTTTTGTGTTCGGCGCAAAGGCATTCGGGAAGGCGCCGCCGGTTATCTGGCGCCGCCCGCTCAAAATGTTGATGAAGACATTCGGGGTCGCGATCGAGACGCTAATTGCATAGGTCTGCGAAATGATAGGCGCGGTCCCATTCGTTCCTGTCAGGAAGCGCATGACGCGCCGCTTCAACCAAGGGATTGTGAAATACTTTCCGTCACCCTTGTAGAAGTGCCACGTCAGGCAGCGCTGGTACACATCATCGGTGGTCGTGAAGTAATTGTTCCCGATGTTGACGCGCTTGATCGCGTTGATCGGCATCTGGTTCGGGCCATAGGTGTTGATCGGCCCGCGCAGATTGTAGAAGCCGCTCGGAATGGTCGGTCGCGAATAGCCGTAAAGACCGGTCCCCACCCAATCCAGAAGAGGACCGGAAAGGCCAGTGTAAACCGGAAGTTCGACATAGGCATCCCAGGTCACATATTGCTGGGCGATGGCGTTGTAGCTGTCGACAAATGCCTGAAGGTTCTGATCATCGAAATACTGCTCGTACAGATACGCGATTATCGTCTTCAGGACTGTCGTTGGGCCGGTCGGAGGAAAGGTGCTCATCCCTGGTTGATCACAATGCCGGCCGCAGTGGCGAAGAAATAAGATTCCGGATCACCGACCAAGAGGCCGGTCCCGGCGGAGGGATTGATCGTCACGCCACTGGCCGCGACGCTGAACACCAGCCGGTCCAGCAGGCTTGAATCCAGCACAGGCGCAACCGCTTCCTGGAATATCGTGTTCATCACGAACACGTTCATCGGCTGGCCGGGGGCGATGCTGTTGACATAGTTGACCAGAGCGGGCGCGGCATACTGCGAGATCGAAGCCGGGTTCACATAATTCGGAGAATTCGTGTTCCAGGTTACCGTCATCGTCACGGTCTGTTGCAGCGGAACGACAATCGGGATCACATAGGTGTCCGGATAATCGTGGATCGAGATCGACACATTGCGCGCGTTCGGCGTGATCGATCCGCCACTCACATAGGCGCCAAAGCCTGAAGTGTTGACGCCAAAGGTGAAGGAGTTCGGGCTGATCACCTGCACGGTATAGGGGCCACCGTTTGCGCTGGTCATTCCGACAACGCCGGTGATGAAGACGTTGCTCTGGCCGTTGGTCAGGCCGTGATTTATTGCCGTCGTTACGACGCCAAGGACGGCCTGCGTTATGCCTGTCACCAGGATGGTCGACGGCACCAGATCGTTGATGTTGAAAAGGCTTTCGAAGATCGCATTCGCCACGGCATAAGGATCGCCGCCACCGACTAGGATTTCCCAGCCGCTGTTTTGGCGCGCGGAGACCAAGCGGCTCTGCACGCCAGGAACATTGCGCAGCTGGGTTTTCAGATATGTCGTCATGCCCTGCGAGGCGGCAAGGCCCGCCTGCATCACGCCAGCCTGGAAGCTTTCGACGGTCTCGGACCCGGTGCCCGGCACGCCGGTAGCGGGATTTGTCACGCTCAGCGTTATGGTGCTCGGCGGAGTCGTCGCCAGCTGAGTGACGGTATTGACGGGCACCGCCCAAATTCCCGGCGTTGTCGCGAGGCAGAAAACCGGGCCAGTCGTGCAGCTGGCGGGGATCACCACCGGATCCTGGACCGAATACTGGTAGGTGCCGTCACCGACCAAGAAGCCTTCGCCGATGTTGAACCCAACGGTCCCGGTGAAAACGACATAGACGGATGTGAAGCTGGCGCCGACCTGCGTCACGCCATAGATATTGCCTAGCTGGATCAGGGTGAATTGGTTTGCCGTCAATGGGGCGAGCGAGTTCAGCAACTCCACCCGGTAGGCATCCACCAGCACCAGCGCGCCGACGCATGTCGAAGAGATGTCCTCGATCAGAATGCCCGGCAAAGCCGCGGTGTAGCCGGGCTGCTCTGCCGACACGCCGGCCAGAAGCTGCTGCTGGAGCGCCGCCGGACTGGTCGGCTGCGGGCCTTCGGGACCGAAATTTACCGGGAGAAGATTTCCTGGACTGCTCATTCCGGCCCTCTCACACAGCCACCGGGAAGGACAGGCGGCCGCCTTGTTTTGTCAGGAGGCTTACCTGATAGGTCGGCGGGTTATTGCTCGTCTTTGTGATCGCCAGAGACCCGAAATACTGGGCATAAAGCCGTTGGGCCTTCTGCGCATAGAAATCCGGCGGAATCTGCCGGTGCACCGAAGGATAGCTCGGGATGCCGCAATTGGCATAGAACGGGCTCTCGTTGATGTTCAGCTTCAGGAACTGGACCAGCGCGGTCACATAGACGGCGGTGTTGTCGCCGTTCGGCGCGGTCTGAACCGTCACCCAGGTCTTTGAGCCATCGGGGTTTGTCACCCGGCCATAGACCCTCATGCCGGGCCGCCGGTGTTGCTTCCGCCGGTAGTCACCCCGGTATGCTGGTGGGTATCCCACAGCTTTCCGTCGATGGTCACGCCGCTCGAATTGATCACGATTGACTTGCTCCCCACCTGCAACGTCAGCGTCGTCTTTGCCGTAATCGTCAAATTATTCTTGTCGCCGGTGATGCTGCAGTTCGCGGCCGTGTCATGGATGTAGAATCCATTTGGACCGTAAAGCTCGATCTTGTTCGGGTCCAGCGCGGTAGACCAGTTCACATTTGATATTGCGGTCCAGACCAGCGCCCCGAGGTTGCTCGGCGGCACATCCAGGCGCGCGACGCTGCCCCCTATTCCGCTGATGGCGCCAAGCAGAACATCGAAAGGCACCACCACGCCGAGATCGCCAACCTGTGTCGGGTAGCGGATGTATTCCGGACTGATGATCGGCACCTTCACGTTCGGCAGATTGAAGGGCGGCGACTGCAGCTCGAACTTCACCGTCACGATGGAGCCGGTGACGCTCACCACCGATGCCGGCAGGCCCTTGCCCAGCGCATTGTAGGCATCCAGCGCGCGCTTCTTGGTGAACTTCTCCAGCGCCATGGAAAACGGAGTTTTTTGGGCATTGCTGGGAGACTGCATCAGGTCGCGCTCACCAGACCGGTCGCGGCGCAATCGTAAATCGTCACCCAAGCATCTCCCGTCGCCATGCGGAAATTCGCGACATTCCGGATCGTCTGCACCTGAAAGCCGCCCTGGAAGGTCAGCTTGGCATTGGTGAAGGGGCTTGGCGCGTTCGGGCCGGTGGTCACCTGCGTCTGCGGAAGCTTCATCAGATCGAAAGGCTTTATGTCGGCGCGCAAAACCGTCTTCACCTGGATCAGGCCATCTTCCAGCCAGGTCGGCTGGCCCATCAGGTCTTGGGCAAGGACTGTTTTTGTGTCGCCCGGAACGGTGCCGTCATCGACATAGATTTCTTTGTCGAGCACAGAAATGATCACGCCCGTATAATTTTCTTGCTGAAGCAGGTTCTGGCTCAGCTTCTGAACATAGTTCGAAAACTGTTCCAGCGTGTAATGATAGCCCTGCTGGTCCTGCGGCAGTTTCAACGTCTTGGCGATATTTATCGTGATCGAATAGCCCGGATAGGCGGTGGAAAGGGTCTGCCGAATTCCCGTTTCGAGAGAAGTGTTTGCTTTCCAATTGAAGACCAGATTTGCCGGCGCGTCATTGGTGCCGGTCGGCGGCTGCAGGATCAGCTCCAGACTCTGCTCGACCCCGACCCAGTTTCCGAATGCCTGATAAATCTGCGCGTTGACCAACGTCCCATACTGGCCGGCATTGAAGGCGGCTGTCGCCAGCGGCAGGCCCTTGCGCATGCCGGCCTTCACCGTGATGGAAAAGCCGTTCAGGTTCGAAGCGTCGCCGATTTCCTTCAGGCCGATGCCGGTCACGCGCACCCACGACGCGCCGCCCGTCTGGTGATAGGGCGCCGTCCAGATGTCGAATTCGACATTGAGCGCGCCCGGATTGTTGTCGCCGTTGATGAGGCTCGAAAAGCTCGCGCCCGTGTTGATCGAGGCGAGGTTCGGCGGAGTCCACAAGCCGCCGCCCTTATCGAAGATGCTGATCTCATACCCTCTCAAGGTGAGACCTCGAAAGTGCCATTGGGCGAGCGGTACACCAGCGTGCTGGTGGTGAAGTATCCCTTCACGAGGTTTATGTCATAGCTCAGCACGCCATTGACAGCCGAAGCGCCCGGGTTCGTTGCCAGGTCATAGGACAGCGTGTTCGGATCGGTCACAAAGCAGCGCCATATCCCGTTGTAGGCGGCCACACTTGCGCCCGCGACCGTCAGATCCAGGGTTGCGCCGATGGCATAGCCGTGCGGGTTCACCGTGTCGACACTCACCTCGCCCGCATCCCAGGTCAGGGACTGGATTGGCATTCCGACATCTGACCCGACAAGACCCGCGGTCAGCACCACCGTGGTGTCGAGCTGCTGGACCGTGAAGAAATTTCTCTGGCCGGCGACATTCCACCAGACCGAGACCACATATTGCTGGCCATCCAAAGTCGGTTGAAAGACGAAGGGCCCGGAGACCGGCCGCACATAGGCGTAATAGGTGGTCACGACGGGGGCACCCCCGCTGTCGGGATCGTCGCCGTGTTCGGCGATGACTGGATCGGCTGGTTGACCGGATTGCTTGGGTCGGTCCAGTTCACTTGGCCGTTGGCGTCCTGGTTCACCTGCGTGCCGTCACCGATTTTGCTCAACAGTGTGCTCTGCGCCTGCTGGGCCTGCGCCACCGTCAGAAGCGGCTGGTGGAAGACCCAGCGCCACGCCACCTGCGCCTGCGCTTCGCCGTCACCATTCGCATCCTCGATGTAGTCGAGCAGGCAATTGTCCCAGATCATGGCCGGCGTTGCGACGATATAGGTGCCGCCCTTCGCGGTGTGCTGCTGCAGCTGGGACTGGAGATTTTGGAACATCCCCAGCTTCGCCTCGTAGCCGCCCTCTGTCTGGGCCGGGCACTGCATGATCAGTGCGATCGGAAGCGCCTGGACGATTTGCGCGTTCGCCGCGACCTGCTGGTTTGCGATCGTGTATTCGGCGCTCTGGTTGAAGATCAGGCGGCTGCCGGCTTCCGGATAGAAATGCGCCAGCGGTTGGTTCTGCGTCAGGTCCGCGCTACCGGTCGGGCCGCCAGGGAAAAGCTCGGGCTGAAGCAGATAGAGGATCTGCAGCGAGCCGCCCATCTGATCCGCGATCCCGCCCACCAAGGTGATGGGCGAGTATTCGTAATTCATCTGGAAGTCGGAAAGGCTCATCCGCCGGCTGCCACTGTCGAAGCGCTCACAACCGGATTGCTACCAGGCTGAGATTGCACTGTCACATGCACCTTCGCGTCCACCTTTACCTTCGCCGTCCGCCCAGCAGCTGCGTTCAAGGCTTCTGGCGTTCCGGGGCGCGGAGAAGCTTTTGGGCCGGCCGCCATGATGGCCAAGACCTTCTTTATGTAGCCCGCGGTCTCTTTCGGGAGGTGCTGTTCCCAGGCAGCACCGAAGCGCTTGATGTCCTTGTCGACATTGCCCTCGCCCCAGTTGTAGCCGGCAAGGGCCTTTTTTATATCCCCCTTATATCGGCGCAGCAGGTCCGCAAGGTACGACCCGGCACCGCGCGATTCCTGATCAAAATCTGTCCGGTCATGGACGCCATAGCGCGCGGCCGTGCCTTCCATCATCTGGAAGGCGCCGAGTGCGCCGGCTTTCGAATATCCGGCATTCTTGCCGAAAGCCGATTCCGCGCCATAGACGCCGTATAGCAGGTTCTTGGGCAAGCCCTTGTCCCACTCGACCAGCGAAATCCTGTGCTGCGCCACCGCGCCCTGGCCACTCTGCCAGCTGCCTGGATCCCACCAGCGGGAAGGCCGGTTCGGATCGTTATTGCGCAGTGAGCTGTCCGGATAGCTGGTCGGCCGGTTGCCGCCGTCGAGCAGGTTCTGGCGGCGATTATCTTCCGCCGTTTTCTGCTTTTCCGCTTCCGGGCTGTGATCTGGGATCAGCCCGAGCCACTTCAAGCCGTCCGCGATCTTGTGGGCGGCATAGCCCATATCGGTTGCAAAATTCTTCAGGTCGGTGCGGAACTGCGGCGAGCCGATGTATTTTGCCAGGTCTTGGATGCCCTGCTTCACTTCCGGCGCTGCCAGGAAAGACGAAACGGCATTTGCGAACGATCCGGACAGCTTGGTCAGCTCGGGGGTCAGTGGCGCGAGGCCGCGCACGAAAGCGCCCTCGATCTGGGTCTTCGACGCATTGAGCATGCGGTCGAAGTCCTGGAACGCCTTCTGGGTCTTTGGATCGACCTCGAATTTGCGCCGGTCTTCTTCAGACTGGGAGAGGTATTGGTCGAGTTCTGACCGCGGGGTGGCCTTGAGCCGTCGCAGGTCTTCGAGGGTCAGACCAAACTGCCCAAGGCCACGGGCTGAAAGAAGGTTGCCCAAATAGTCGCCCTTAGTGTGGTCCACCAGCGTCTTGATGCTCGACAGAAGGGCGGTGGAGACCCCGTAGGTGTCCTTGCCCTGGATCTGGCCGGGTGTGAGGCCGGCCGAATAGAGGAAGCGG